TCAAAACTTGAACTTGTCGATAGCGCCGAGAAATGCGCTCTCGGCGTCCTCAATCTTTTCGAGCATGTGGAAGTTCATCGGCTGTGGGGAATCAACGACAAGCAGTCCGCGCACGTCGGGCGGCGCCTGCAGTTCCAGCCGATGGCACAAGGCTTCATTGCGCTCGCGTAGATAGCGGACCCTGCGAATGTGTCGCAGAAGTGCGTCCGGGACCTCCTTCCCCTTGCGATCCATTGTCGTGCGGCCGCGGTATTCATAGAGTCTGGACGCCACTTCGATCTCCGATCTACATAGCCGCAGGTTCTTGGCTTCGATGACCCACACGCGGCGGCCGTCCGGGCTGACTGCCAGTACATCGACATCGCCAAGCTCCTGGCCGACCTTTTGATTCAACGCCCAAGAGAGCTTGCACCGCACCCATGCCCGGAGGCCGAGACCTCGCACTTTCTCCGCGACCGATTCCTCGAACCGGGGCCCCGCCGCCGCGGCGACCTCTCCCACGTAACGTCGGGCAATATCGGACGTCCAGAACTGATTCTGCAGCGAGCCATCCATGAGTCCCGACAACGAGTACATCGTTGAGTCACTGACCAGCAACGGTGCAACCAACACGGTCGGATCGGCATCGTCATCCAGCGCGAGCAATGGGCGTCCGATCAATGAAAACGCCCTATCGAACCTGCTGAGATCGAAATCAATCGCCTTGCGATCGGCGGGAATTTCGCGCCACGACTCGCGCTTTGAAAGGGTAAGGCGAGACAGAAGCGGCGTCAGGTCCTCATGAGAGAACGACGCATCAGCCGCCAAAGCGCGGGCAAGCTCCGAGCGATGCACGAACAGGACCTCTTGCCGAGCAGCCAAGGCGACCGCCACGACTGCATACTGTAAATCTACAAAAGCTTCTGCAGCTATCTGGTACTCGGCCTCGATCGCAGCGCGAAGCTTGGTATCAAGCGGCTCTCGCTGGCGAGCCGCGATCTCTAGCGATCGGTCCCGCCCGTAGGATTGGTCCGCTTCGTCAAGTGTCTGAGTGTTCTTCCATTCAGCGCCCGGACGCATGGTCGCGTCCACCAAGCTGCGGTTGCTGAGCAGGTCTCCTGCCGGGCTAATCTTAAGTCGAGGTTCAACGAGACCAGCTCGAATTGAGGAAAGCAGCTGTCCGTTGCCCAAAAGCAGTAGCGCGGTCGCGAACAAGTCGTCGAGGTCATGCTGATCCGGTGACACCCCGCCGTTGGCCTGAGCCTCGCAGGCAGCGATCTCCATGACAGATTTCGCCGCGCGCTGAACCGCATTCATCTCGCTCTGGCGTTCAAAAGCGTGCTGATCGGCCGCTTTACCTTGAATCGCCCGCATGGCTCGTATCGCTCGTCGCCACGATGATTGCTCGTGGCGCGACCCCTGATAGCGTCCAGCGGCAAGGAGGACCAACTCGGTGCGATTGAAGGCTCGAATCTTGTCGATCAACGCGTCGAGCATGCTGGCGCGATAGCGGGCGAGGAACTCCATGCAAGGCACCTCGCCGACAATCTCCACTCCAGCCGCTCTGGAGTAAAACCGCCAGATAGAGCCGCACCTGGCGAAAGCCAGAGCGGACTTTGGAATGGCCTTGAACGACCCGAGCAGACCCTGCGCGCCCATGCGATCGAGAGGAGTCAAGGCAACACCGGCATGAGTCCAGCGCCAATGCTGCGAGCCAATGGACGCTTTGACGGTACCGCGCAGCGCGTCCCTGGAGAGCCTACTGGGCCCGGCTGCGGCCAACTGGTCCAGAATCGCGGCGACCAGCTCGACCTCCGCGTCATTCTCCTGCCTGCGGACGTGGGAGAGCCAAAGACCAGTCACGGCCACCGCAGCCGGCGCGTTCGCTTGCGCAGGGGTGACTACCACGGCCTTCGCAAGATTCGCGCTATCCGCCGGAAGGTCGCCGATGCTCTGAAACTCCGTGTCGGTTGGCACAGAGAGTCCAACACAGCGTGGACCACGGGGAAAGCTGTTGGGGAAGCGTTCGATCAATTGCGGCCCGATCGCCTCAAGCCACTGGAGCATCGCGTGCCACAGCCGGTACCGCCATTCCCGCGAGGCACCATCGACATCCAGCGATTCGAGCCACCAGACGCGCTCCTTGATTACGATTGCGCCCAGCAGCCGACGATGAACGATGTCGTCGAGGCTCGCATAGATCGGCTGGAGCCGGTCGTGATCGTCCCAGTTCTCTCGCTGTACCCATCGGTAGGTGCCGTCGATATAGGGCATTGCTTGGAGATCCTTGCGCCGGGCGGCTTCGATGTGTGGCTCGCGGAGACTGTCGACGGGGAGCATCAGACCAAAGGGTGGCTCGAGGTCCGTCATGTGCTCCGGGATGAGGTTGTTCCGCGTATCGCGCCAGAACCCAAAAAGATTGACGGGACCGTTCGGGTTCTCGAATGCGAATCCGTCCGCCTCCAGCCGTTCCTTCTGGGCGTTGATGCGAAGGAAATCCCGCAGCTTTCCATCAGCGCAAGCACCGAGCACTGATGCCTCGAAGAAGCTCAATGCCAAGAATCGCCAGTTTCGAGGCACTCGGCTTCCGTCGATCGGCGGCTCCACGCTGTAGGGCGCACCCCAGCCGCTTGTCAACAGCAATGTGGTCGCTTCACGGTAGTCCGAGCGGCCGCCTACGAAGTTATAGAAGGCCATGACGTGATCGGCGATTGCTTGATTCACTTCCGCCGCGATCTCCGCCACGGCTGAAAACAAGCGCTGAGGGAAATACTCGAATGTCGACGGAACCTGTATCACCTGCAGATATCGCCCGCTCCCGGTTCGGACGATCGCCGCGCGGACGAAATGGGCGTCTGGCGCCGGCAACGAAAGGGGGCCATTCCAGAAGCCGGCTATTTCAGCGTATTTCTCCTGGGCAATCATCAGGCCCGCCAGCAGCGGGCGCTCGACTCCGCCGAGCTTTGCAGCATTGACCATTATTGCACGAGCGGCGAGAGACAAACCCGTTGGGGATACCACCGCGATGCCGTTATGGTGCTCGATGAGTGGATGCAGCTCAAGGGGCGACTCGCCGCGAGGCGCGATGCCGGTGTAGGAAAATTGCTCCTGTCGAAGAACGAATGGAGCCAGCGCCTCTTGGCTTATCCCGAGGTTTCTCAGCGCATCGGTTGTGAAGACAACCCGACGAGAGATTTTCTTGAGCGAATCGGCACTGGGCACCGACAGTTGGCCCATCTCCACGCCGCCTGACGGTGTGAAGCGATGCAGGTTTGCCCTGCGGGCGATTTCGTCGCTGATCGAAAGGAGCGCGTAGACCGATGCCAGGGTCCGGTCCTTCAGTGCACCGGCTGGCAGCGCTTCGAAGGCCGAAAGCAACGTCTGGGTATAGGGACCGGGCGCCTCCCATCTGCCGGCAATAATTCGAAAGTTCCCGCGGGAAGTCGCGATGCGATCGCAGAACAAATCTTCAACCGGATCTTCGGCTCTCAATACCTTCGCTTGGGCGAGCCCGGCATTGAGTGCCCGCTCCAACTGGGCCGGCTGAACCTTGGCATGGCCTTCGGCCTTGGCCAGGACCAGCCGCAGCAGCCAATCCAGGCGGATGTCATTCGCATGAAAGTCAGGTACGGTGGCGAGGCCCGCAAGCATCGTTGCCGCATGGATCTTGCTCCAACCCCGGAGATGAAATAGATCGGGATTGTCCGGGCCGAACCCCTGTTCGGGGATGCGCGGGGGCGCCATCGCGGCGAGGAGAGCATCGATATCGGGGGTATTCGGTTGTTCGTCGGTCATCGGCTCAGGACCAGTTTTGAACCGCTGCAGATATCAGACACAGCGTCCGGGCTACTCGAATTCGAAGCGCGAGCGATCCCGTTCGAAAATCTCGATCATGCGCCGCTGCAAATCGATCTGCTTCGACGCGTCGCCTGGGTGCCAGTCGGCGACCGACCGCGACAGATCGAACCACGGGTACCGGGACAGCGCCAGCCGTGTCCGATCGGGAATTCGATGCGCTGCCCAAGGATTCTCGAGCAACACCGCACCCTCGTAAAACACCGCCAGGACCCCTGAAAGCTTGGTGGTCTTCGATCCCGCGAGGCGAAAGCGGCCGTCATGCCCCATTCGGACGAGCCTGTGCGAGCTTTCCTCAAACAGGAGCGCCCCCCTCCATCCGTACATCGCATACCAGATTGCGCCGCATGTAATGCCGCGATGGCCGCTTTCGATTGGCGTGGCCTGTCCTGGCTCGAGGAACTCGGCGACATGTGGACCGCCGAAGTGGGCGAAATCGATGATGAGAAGTGCCGGCTCGTCCTGGGGTAGCTGGTGCTCCGCTTGCTTGATCGCGCAGACCCGGCTGACGAAGTTCGCCTGGATACTGTCAAAGGGCTTTGTAGGGTCTGGTCTGCCGGCTGGCGCCAACTCAGCCATCGTCGTGGTGACACTGCGCGAACCCGCGGTATGGACGTGGCGCTCGACGCCATCGGGGAGCCGCTCACCTGGCTTGTTGATCGCTTCGAGCAGGCGGTCCTGCTCCTTGTCCTGATGCTTGGCGAACACCTCCACGGTGATCGGCCCGTCCCCTGCGTCTACCCGGAAGTCCGGCGTGCTGTCATCCCTGCATGGGATCGGCTCAACTGAGAATCCAGCCTCCAGCAGGCCGCCATACGCGCGGAGCTCTGCCAACGCAGAGGAGCCGCCACTGGCATCCGCGACATCCACGAGCCGTGGCACAAGGTCCTTCAACCATCCATCACCCTTAGGCTCATGATGAATCTTCGCAACCGCCTCGTGCACGAGATGGTCAATGGCGCGAGATTTCTCAGAGAAAAGGGGAAACCACGTGGGATGCCTCGTTCCCATGATGAGCGGTGCGCCTTCGATGTCAGTCAACTGCCCTGGCGTAAGCAAATCGTTCAATCGTCTCATCACGCCCTCCGAGACTAGTCCGAATCGCGTGGTGACGAATCGTGGACCTTCAGAAAGGCTCTAAGCCTGTCCGTCAGGGCCGAGTCCTGCTCGGTTCCCTGAGCATGCTGATGCGTCCAGATGCCGATGGCACCGCTGTCCTGAATGTCCTTGTCGACAGGCTGCGTGACCTCGACCACGACAACGCCGACATCAGAATGAAACGGCAAGCTGCGCAGCTTGTCGCGCACGACCCTGACGAGTGCGGGAGGCGGCCCCCGAAAAGGAAAACCCACGTCCGTCTGCTCGCGTCCATCGGCGACCACTGCCACCAAAAGATAGGATCGACAAAAACCCATGCTCCGCAGAAGCCCTGCTTGCCGGCAACCCTTGTCCAGTTCCTGCAGCTTGTTAGGTTGCGCGGTTAGATAAGCTTCTGGCCGCAGCTTCACCCGTTTGACCTCGATCGCAGTCGCCTGATCGGGGTGCGCGTGATCGATTGCGAGAACATCGATATCACCGGGCGCGGCGCCGATACCTGCCAGACTCGAAGGATCAATGCGGAATGCCAAGCGGGTATCACATCCGAATCCCAGTTCGGAAGCGAGCAGCCGAGCGGGTGTCCACGCAGTGAAAAGCCACCGCGCGAGTTCCGCTTCATGAATATCCAAGGCCGCCGCCGCGTCCATTACTCGCCTTCTAGTCCGAGAGTCACATGACTCATGTATCGAGTCCCGCGCATGCGCTGCGGGCTTCCCGCTGCCGTACGATTCCGAGTTTTAGGCAGTTTGTGACCAGACCGAGCAGCTAGGCGACTCGGTCCGCGGTCGGTTGAAAATGCAAGTCGAAGCTGCCGTCTGACTTGGCGGCATGAAAGTCGTCGAGGCTGCGCACCGAAGCATGTGCGCCCCCAATTCCCAGCCCCCTGTACATCATTGCGTATTCGAATGTAAGGTCCGCTGCGCCCGCCGCTTCCCAATGAGACCATCCGGACGGGACAACCGTTTCACTGGCTATTGCCTTCAACGCAGCAAGACCCTCCGGCGTCACACGCCCTTCAGCCCCCAACGTAAGAACCTGCTTGGCCTGCCTAACGCGCTCCTCATGGTGCCACGCTTGAATCTTGTCTGCGGCCTCGGGTTTGCGCCATACTGCACACGCAGCGAATAGACATTCCAAGGCCGTTCTCAGCACGGAGAACGGTGACGTCGGCAGCCCGCGCTCAGCTAGCAATACTGTTGCTTGGCACGACTCAATACTCCGCAACCAAAACAGCACACCGACAATATGGGAGGGGGGCGCATGTCCACTGGTCGCGCTCAGCTCTGCAATCGCAACCCCCGACGCCGTTTCGACCTCGCTGAATTGAGCGCTGAACTGCGACCGAACCGAAGCGCGGAACTCCTCAGATTCAGAAGATAGAAACCCCAGCCGCTCGAATGATTCAGACATGGCAATGCGGGCATGCCACGAAATCCTTCGCGGCTCCGTTGAACCGGCTGAAGCGGCTTTCGCGTTCTCCACTCATACGCACCCCTTAGTCTTCACCATAGCTATGCTTACGCAGGGCGATACCCTCCTCCGCCCGCTTCCTTTCGACCTCACGCAACTTGTCCAGATCTTCGATGTATCGCTTGGCAAATTCCCGGACTCGTTCGTCCGGATCGGTCAGCCATTCCAGCACTTCCTGCTTCTTGCGCTCATAGGCTTCGGTCATCCCGAAAACCCCGGATACGACCCCCGTCGTCTCCAATGCGATTGCGACTTCGTTGACGATTGGACTGTCTTCAGGAACGGCCTTTACGATCTCCTTGCAAACACGATGGATGAACGGCTGTCCCTGATAGGCCCTCATAATGCCGACGACAAAGCGGCGCTCCGTCTCGCCACCCTCTTTCACCAGCCTCAGCAATGCCGCCTCGAACCCTTCCGAGAAATTCGGAAAAATGTTGGTCAACAATCGCGCGCCGCGAAACTCAAGCAGTTCCGTGTCCGCCTTGTATTGCTCGTAGACCCTGCGCACCGCGCTCTCGGGAATCTTAGATAGTGGCTCCTGCAGTTTGTCGAGTCCGAAGGGTATGGCCTCGAACGCGTCGGCACCGGCGTATTCACGGCCTTGAGAATCGTCGGCGATGCGTTGACAGAAGAAATCGACGATGCTGTCAGGCGCTCGTCGGGCGATGCGCGAAAGGACTTCCTCCGCCTGAAAGTCGATCTTGGGTAGAACAATCAGATTCCGCAGGACCTGGACGTCGATTTCGGCGCCGAGCTTTTCGAACAGCTCCATCGCTTCTTTTCTGTACCAGGCTTCGAAGATCCAACTAGCGTTTTTTTCTTGCGTCAGCACGTCGATCGCCGGCAGAAACAGGTCGGCGATGAGCTTCTCGTCTGCGTCGCCGTATCGCGCGATCGACACCGTCACAATCTGTCGAATGGTCGGAATATCCTTAATCTCGGCAGCTTTCGAGAGCAGTTGCTTGAGCAAATCGATGTCGACGTCCCTTGTCGATAGGAACATCTTCGTGGACGCAAAGAGATGGTTGTCCAAACCGGTCCGCGCGTGCGCAATCCACCCGTCGATAAGGGCTCTGGTCGCCGCCCTTTGCGGGCCGTCCCATAGATTGGAGAGAATCGGGATCAGAAACGGCACAATCCCGACCGTATCCTCCGTAATGAGTCGGAGCGCGAGTTCCGGGCGCGCCTTCGCGAACTCGCCGAGGAAGTAATAGAAGACCGGAAAGGTCGCGAGGTCGTCCGACTCGGTTGTGGCGTACAAGAGGATTCGCTCACGCCACTCGGCGTAATTCGCCTCGGATATCTCACCGGCGAATCGCGATGCGGTCTCTCTACGTTCCTTCTCCGTGTCCCGAAAATAGTCGCCCGAGCGGACCAGCGTAGCCCAGTCGCCAAATACGCTCTCGAAACCCACGAGAACCCGATAGATGTAATACTCGGCACGTTCCGTCAGCGCTTTCTCGATGCTTCTCGCGGCCGCCTTGACCTCGCCGCTGCGCGCATGCATGAAGATCCAGTAACTGCACGACTCGATCTTCTGGACAATCTGCAGATCCTCTTCCGGAACCAATTCCGCATAGAACTTGAGTATCTCCAGGGTGTCGCGGGCGATCATGGTGCTGATCTTGTCGTCTACAACGCTTCGCGAGTCGGCCCGCGCCGCGCCATTGAGCGTGCCAATGACCGCCAGCTTTCCTCTTTTGGTGTCCGTCAATCGGTAGAGACGGCGCAGCAGGTCGATCGCGCGACGGCGAACGTCGGCGACTGAGCATTCGCCTGGTGTGGCGCTCTGAGAAAGCGTCATCGCCTCCGAGGACCATCGCGTCCCTTCCATCGTGGGAGACAAGAGTCCGGCGAGCAGGCGCAGTACGGGCTCCTGGTGGCTGCCTAGGAAGCGATCATCCAGTGATTCGAGGACCTCCAGGATCTGGATTTGTGGATAGGGACCGATTCCACGTTGGCGATCCGATCCATAGAAGACATTCAGGTCGTATTTCGCGAGCGATTCCAGCCCGCTAAGCGCCTTCTCGCGAATCTTCTCGACGGGATGATCCGAAAGTCGCAACAGAACATCCAGAACGGCCCTGGTTTCCAGATATCGGAGACGGACGAGCACCTCGACCGCCTTGACGATCAGCGATTGTGCGTTGCTGTATTTGGCGACGTAGTCCGCAAATCCTTCCGTGGTATGTGAATACTTGAGCGTTCGCGATTCGATGGTCTGGATGAAGCCATTCAATATGGAAACCGCGCGTTCACTGAACCGATATCCGATGACATCGAGTATGTCGAGATTCTGTTCAAGCACGTCGTACTCGTCATACTTTTCCAGTGCATCGGAAACGCCATTCATCTCCTTGCTCAGCGCAGCCTTTGCCGCGTCGGTCTGCGACTGGACCAGGCGTCGCAGCGCCTTGAGTCGTGCGTCAATGTCCATGGCCGTCGCCATCCTTGGAGAGCAAGTCGATGATCTCGTTTTCGACCGTGGACGCTACGGCCTCCGCCACCTTGCGATCCGCCACCAGGTAGTGATTTCCGATGTCGCGAACGAATCCGCTCATGACGAGGCGCTCAACGACGTTTTTGGCCGCGTCGGTGGAGATCCTCGACTGACTCAGAAGCCCGAACAGTTGATCCCGTCCCGCGGAGTCAAGATAGGCGATGTAGGCCAGAATCTTCAGTTCGAGCTCGTCGAAGCGCTTTCGCGCCTCGGCGAGCCGCCGGCTCACTTCCGCGACCTCGCTCTCCGCTACGGCAGCGCCGGGCAAAGTCTGATCCGTACCAGCCGCCTCGGGGACAGGTGCGGCAGACGCAACGGTCACGTCCGCCGGCGCGGTGGCGCCCGTTTCCGAAAGGTCTTGAGCCTCGGTGGCAGCCAGATTCAAGGCGGGATTCTCGGCTTGAAGATCGCGCACGAGATCGTCGATGCTCGTGTATCCCGCGACCTTGATCTCTTTGGCCTGCGCCTCATCGATGAGGTCTTGCGCGAAATGCTCGCCGTCGAAAAACGCCTTGCCGTCACGGCTCACGAACCGAACATCGGAACCGGCCGGCAAGCGAAGTACGCCCTCCCAGATCAGGCAATCCTTGTAGCCGTGATCGGTCTTCGACGTGGGCCTGCACTTGGCGACGGAGCGCCTGCCGGCGGCTTCCAGAATTTCTGCGTCGAGCGGAGCATTCTGCGTTAAAGATTCCAGCGCACGAAGGCGATTAACGGCGGTTTGGTTGATCGTATCGCTGTTCGGCAAGGGACGATGCTGGAAGCCGATCAGGGTCCCGAGAACGCTCGATGCGGATTCGTATTTTTGGCGCTCGGCAGTTGCAGCTTCCAGGGTTTGCTCGATGTATTCCGTCCTCAGGATGTCCGGAACGAAAAGGCGACCGTTGATGGCACGCAACAGGCCTACGAGAGCGGGTCCGCCCTTCTTGCGCAGAAGATGTGTTTCGCGCACAAAGACATTGGTGTCACAGACGACGATAACGCCCATGTTGATTTTCTCGCCTGTGGCGAATGATCCGTCCCACCATCGACTCGCCTAAGTAACCAAAAATAATGATTTTAATCCGTCGTACGTTCGTACACTATTATGCAACAATACCTCGCCCGAACCGAGCTCCCGACCATCTTGCTGTCCTAAGGGACTACTACGCCGAACATCGGCTGATTCCGTCCTATGCAGCGATTAGCACGCTGCTGGGCTTCACCAAGACTGCTGCCGCGAGCCTGGTAAGTCGGCTTGAGAAGGCCGGCTTTCTGAGACGCACGCCGGACAACCGCCTCACCCCGACGCAGCGCTTCTTCGAACTGCCCCGCTCAATCTCTGTCCGTGCATCACTGCCAGGCACAGTGCACTTGAGCGGCAGCTAACTGGCGCGTTGCCGACTGGTTTTGACGACAGCTACAAAGTCGGCTTAGGCCGAGGTGCCGTCGCCGGGTCCAATTTGCCGGACGTCGGCAATAGAGTTAGATCCGGACCCACAGCAGGACAAGGTTTCCTCCGTGAGAGCCGTTGGCCACCGACAGCTCCGCTTCCAGCCTGTCAATTATTGATTTCAATTCCTCAGTGTGTGCGCTTCCGAAAGCACGCAGGCTCTTGGTGGTCGCGGCTGACGCGCGACGCCGAGCGCTACCGCAGGGCCGGTACCCGGTGGCGGCCGTTACCTAAATTCCCGTGTCAGGACTGGCCCGAGTCTACGGGTTTTTGACCCCAGACATCCCGGCGGTGAATTGGTTCGGCCCCACGGCTGCAGTGTCATCGCCTTAGTCCTTGTGGGCATAAGAAGTCATACGGCGCAGAATTCATACGGCGGCTAGCTTTCTCCGGCTGCTCCGATGTCACTGCGCGACGGCCAGCGCGGCGACTCTGCATGGATATAAAACCCCGTTGCTTAACTTGGAGTGGGCTCGTTCCGCTCCGTGCACGTCTGCACCCGGGCTTCCCCACACAAACGCGAAAGGGGGACCAGAATGCAAATCAACCACAGAGCGAATCTGGTTGAACTGCTTGAAAGTGTAGGCGGTTTGGTAGCCGAAAGGTTGAGGGCGCTAAACGGCTTTCCACGGAGTGTCGATTCGCCTTTCTGCGGCGAGATATTCGGAAATGGCGCCATAGCCAAATGCGTCTGCATGCAAAATTTTCGCGAGTTCGCCTGCAAAGCACCCAGATCTGCCGTAAAAAGGGGTATCGTAGTTGGATTGGCGGGATTGAATAGCTGGATTGAAGGCAATCGCGGTCAACCTGCGCGTATCGATTTGAGGATGAAGTGTCAGGCTTCCTCCTAACTCCCGCCGAAGTGCGTGAGCTGACCGGGCGCGTACGAAGGTCAACGCAAGCCCAAGCACTGCGTTCTATGGGAATCGAGCACGGTGTCCGACCGGATGGCAGTATAGTCATACTGCGCGCCCACGCTGAGGGCGTCCTTTCTGGCGAGGCACATACCAAAGCCGGCAATAAGGAGCATGAACCCAACTGGAGTGCAATCTAGTGCCGCGCAAGCGCAGTGTAGAGAATAAAGGACTTCCCGCCCGCTGGCGACTGGCGCATAGCGCTTACTACTTCCAAGTGCCGCCCGGCCTCGAATACCTATGGGAAGGCAAGAAGCTGTTTCGCCTCGGCAGGACATTGCCGGAATCCTATCGCGTTTGGTCCGCCCGTCTGGGCGCAATGGATAAGGCTCGAAACATCGGCGAACTCCTCGACCGTTACTTATTGGAAGTAGTACCAACCAAGGCGCCGAAGAACCAGACACTGAATGCGATTTGGATTAAGCAACTGAGATCCGTGTTCGGCGCGATGCCACTGGACGCGATTAAACCTCAATATGTCTATCGTTACGTCGATAAGCGCAGCCAGAAAAAAACCAGCGACACCGGACGAGTAACCGGGGGGCCGACCGCAGCGCATCGTGAGGTCGAGGTATTGAGCCACGCATTCACCAAAGCTGTCGAGTGGGGCTACATCGAACGGCACCCGTTCAAGGGTGAAGTCCGCCTCAAGGGTGAGAAACCACGCGACCGTTACGTCGAGGATTGGGAAGTCATCGAAATCCTGGCGCTCAATTCACCGCGCAAGAAAGGTAGCGTGCCGGCGATCCAGGCATACATTCGCCTGAAACTGATGACCGGCATGGCTCGCTCGGACATGTTACGTCTGACCGTATCGAACATTAAAGATGACGGACTGCACATCCAGCGGCACAAGACCGCAGCCAGCACCGGCAAGCGTACTGTCTACTCATGGACCCCTGAGTTGCGTGCCACGGTCGAGTTAGTCAAGGCAATGCGTCCCGTTATTTCCCCATTTCTCTTCTGCAAGCGCAATGGCCAGGGTTACATTGATGAGGCTACGGGCGAGTCGCACGGATGGGACAGCATGTGGCAAAGGTTCATGGACCGCGTAATTGAGGAGACCAAGGTCGAGAACCGCTTCACCGAACACGACCTGCGTGCCAAGTGCGCGAGCGATGCAACGTCTCTGGAACATGCCAGAGCGCTGCTATCGCATGCCGATGCAAGGACTACCGATGCGATCTACCGCCGCAAGCCGGAGGTTGTCAAACCGCTCGGTGGTGTCGGTTGAATAGTACAAAGATGCTTGAATAGTACAACCAAAGAAAAAGCGGCTAGGCCGAGTAGACCTAACCGCTTAATTTGACACTATTTATTGGCGCGCCTGGCAGGATTCGAACCCACGACCCCTTGGTTCGTAGCCAAAGGGCAGATACCCTTCTGAAACTTAATGCACCTTATCGCTGCCCTATTTACCCTCTATGCGTTGACCCCGTAAGTTTAACGGGCTAACATGAACCTTAACGAAATTTGTTAGCCTGTGTTAGCCCGGCGTTAGCCCAGCTATAACCAAGGGGTCGCGATGACAGTACGAAAACGCTTCACGAAAACCGCCCTTTCCAACCTTCCTTTGCCGAAAAATGGCGCCCGGTTCGTCATCTACGACACTGAAGTTCCGAAACTCGCAATCCGCTTGACCGCGGCCGGCGCGCGCACCTTCTATGTGGTCAAGCGCGACGGCGCAGTCATTTCATGGGTGAAGCTCGGCACCTTTCCCGATATGACGCCAGAAGGCGCCAGGAAGGCCGCGGAGCGCATCCTGGGGGACTTCGCTAAAGGTATCAACCCGAATGCGGCTAAGCGCGCAGAACGCGATAAGCAGACGCTTGGCGAAGCCTACGAGGCCTACCGCGTGCTCCACGTCTCGCCGCGCGGCATCAAGAGCGCTGCGGAGATCCATGCGCTATGGGAGCGCTGCCTGGGCACCCTGCCCGATGAGCCAGCGAAAATGCACGGCCGCAAACGAGCCAAGCACCCTGCAGGAGTGGACTGGTCGAAGCGCAAGCTCGACGCGATCGACAACGCCGCCGTTCGCTCCCTGCACGCCGGCATAGGCAAGACGCACAAGACCATGGCGAACCGCGTGGTCGAGCTGTTGAGTAGTGTCTACAACCGAGCGATCGAGGCGGGATACCGCGGCAACAATCCCACCAACGGCATCAAGCCGTTCAAGGAAACGAAGCGCGACCGCTTCATTCAGGGCGGCGAGCTGCCGCGATTCTTTACCGCCCTGGCCGCCGATACGTCCGAGGATTTCAAGCACTTCGTCTTGTTCTCCCTGCTAACCGGAGCTCGGCGAAGCAACGTGCTCGCGATGCGCTGGCAGGACGTAGACCTGCAGGCCGCGACATGGCGCATACCTCAGACCAAGAACGATGACCCGCAGGTGGTCGCCCTTGTGCCCGAGGCCGTCGAACTCCTGCGCGAGCGCACGCCGCAGGATGCGGGCTACGTGTTTTCCGCCCCTTCCGCAACGGGCTACGCGACGCCGCCGAAGAAGCGCTGGCGTGCGCTTCTCGCGCGGGCCAAGATTGCGGACCTGCGGATTCACGACCTGCGCCGCTCGCTCGGATCGTGGCAGGCGATCAGCGGCGCATCGCTCGCGATCATCGGAAAGTCGCTCGGCCATAAGTCCGCCGATGCGACGATGATCTACGCGCGATTGAGTCTTGACCCCGTGCGGGCATCGCTGAACACGGCGACGAGCGCGATGCTCGAGGCCGGAGGCGTGAAAAAGCGCGCCAAGGTGGTGAAGCTAAAGAAGGTGGCGCACCGTGGTTAAGGCGACCACAACCAAGTTCGCGGCCGCCATGGAAGCCCTCGAAGCTCCACCAACGATCGAAGAACTAAAAGCGAAGGCAAAAGAGATTTACTCCGAAGTTCGCGCTGTCCTCGGTGAGCGCCTCACGCCTGAATCTCTATCGCGCGGAATACTGTATAAGGCCGCCAGGGCGAGAGTGATAAGCGAGAAAAATTTTCTTGCGCTCAAGTGCGTGGATGAAATGCTCGAAGTTCAACATCGGGATTTGCTGCACGGGGTAGAACTCAGGAGTGCAGCCGATAAAGCTAGGGAAGAGCTCGATTCGTACGCACTCCCGTTGGCGAAACGGGGTGCACAGTTCACTGGCAACAAGCGACCTCTCTCTCTCCTGTATCGCGAGGCGCTCGCGATCCTGGAAAGCGAAGGCATTGACTTGCCTTCAAAACGTGTGCGCCTGGCGCTAGAAAAGGCCGGCGTGATTCGCGACGATTCCGGATTACTACGTTGGACTGATGACGCCGGGAGGCAGAAAGAAACTTCTTGGAAGCAGTTCGACACTAGCCTGAGCCGACACCGCGCGCGTATTCGCTAGTCTTTTTCCGCTTTTGTCGGAAAAGCGGAAACGCGAAGGATTCCATAATGTAGCCGACCGTTTTACCCTTCTGCTTAACGCTCTGTAATCACGCAGACCGAACGCAGGAGGCGAAGCGATGGCACATCAGCAAGGCAAGTCCGAGGGCGACGATCTCCTCGACGAGAAGGAAGCTGCAGCGATTCTCGACGTGAGCGTCGGCACGCTTCAGGTGTGGCGCTGCACTAAGCGCTACTCGCTCGCATACGTAAAGGTCGGCCGCAACGTTCGATACCAGAGATCCGCGCTCCTGGCGTTCATTGCTTCCCGAACTATCGCAGCATGAGGCCCAGACGGGAGAACGGTCACGGGCAGGTGACCGAAGTTGGAACGAATGAGCAGAGCAATCCGGACAAACACTTCGCGCGCTGTGAGGCGTGGCTGGCTGAGATCAAGAGCGAATGCGCGGAGCAATCCGCATGAGCGCCGACGCCCGCGTCCACTGCAAAAGCGGGATGGCGCTGACCTTGCAAGATCTTCCGATCGGCGAACACCGCGTGCCTTGCTCTGAGTGCGCCAAACGCCCATCCGACAAAACGCTGGGTGTGACGGTCGACCACGTTGGCGGCGTGTGGCACTGCTTCCGCTGCGGAACGGCTGGCGGATGGCGTGCTGATCGACAAAACGCACGCTCAGGGGCTACTCTACCGCCGACAAGACCCGATCGACACTTGGCGCTGGCCTCGAATTGGCTCGCATTGTGGCGGACGCTCGCACCGATACGCGGCACTGCTGAAGCGTACTTGCAAGCGCGCTCGTGTGCACTACCGCCCGCAGATGGCGACCTACGTTACACCGAATCTCTGCAGCATCCATCCGGATACATCGGCCCGGCGCTCGTCGCGCTTGTAACCGATGCTGTCACACGCGAGCCGTTGACCCTGCATCGGACTTGGATCCGGCCCGATGGAAGCAAAGCGGACGTTGACCCGCCGCGGCTGCTCCTGGGCAAGCATCGGAAGCAAGGCGGCGTCATCCGCTTGTGGCCTGACGACGCCGTTATGACCGGGCTTGCAATCGCTGAGGGTATAGAGACCGCCCTTACCGTTGCCGAGGTCTTCACGCCGGTATGGTCGGCGATCGACGCCGGCAACCTGGCGGCGTTACCCGTACTCGCTGGTATCGAATCGCTGCTCATCGTGGCCGACCATGATGACGCAGGACTGCGAGCCGCCGAACAATGCGCTGAGCGCTGGTATCGCGCGGGCTGCAAAGTGCGCATCGCCAAATCCCCGATCCCGGGCGAGGATCTCAACGACTACGCGCGCAGAGCGGCATGACAGCCACCGCCGTCAAGAATGTAGTCGAGGCCGCGCCCGACTACGTGCCCAAAGGCGTAGGCCATCTGCTCGAACATGCCTTTTGGGTCCGAGACGCCACGTTCACTCTTGAGCTTCCGTACGTCGTAAAAGGACTTTTCGGACGTGGCCAAATTATTGTTTGCTGGGGACCCCCGGGCTCGGGCAAGACGTTTGTCGTCATGGAGATGGCCTGCGCGGTAGGCAGCGGCCAGAGATGGCGCGGCCGACGGACGCGAAACGGAGTTGTGATCTATGTCCTGGCCGAGTCATCGCGTCCCTATGCGGAAAATCGCATTGCAGGACTCAAACGCGAATATCCGGCGATGGCCGAAGCTAAGGTGCTCTTTGTGCCGCTGGCGCTCAACCTTCTGCACGGTGAAGGCGGCGACGTGGAGCGCGTTATTGAGACCGCAAAGCACTTGGCTCAAGAGCGCGGCGAAGTCGCACTTATCGTCATCGACACGCTCGCCGTGACCTTCGGCGGCGGTGACGAGAACAAATCCGAGGACATGGGCGCCTACGTAGCGAACATCAAGCGCATCGTCGCCGAAACTGGCGCGGCCGTCCTTATCGTGCACCACTGCGGCAAGGACGAAGCCAAGGGCATGCGCGGTCATTCGGCCTTGCTTGGAGCACTCGATGCCGAGCTCGCCATCGAAATGGCCGGCGATGGGCAGCGTATCTTGCGAACCGGCAAGGTGAGAGACGGCGACGCCTACGCGGACCTTTTCGCCTTCAAGCTGCGCACAGTGGAACTGGGCATAGACGCGGACGGCGACCCGGTGCGGACCTGCGTCGTTGAATCCCTCGACGAAACCGGAACCCGACGAGTCAGACAGCAGCGTAAGGGCACCGGCCTCGGCAAGCACCAGAAAACCGTCCTGCGCGTCCTAGAGGTCGCTGGCGGGCGCATGGTGCGGACCGAACTAGTGCACAAGCTGAAGGACGAGGGCACGCCCCGGAATCGCGCTTACGAAGCGATATGCGCCTTGTTCGACATCGGCATGCTGGTTGCTCACAACGATGTTGACCCGCCCGAGGTGTCTATCCAATGACTGCCACTCGGGGACTACGCCGGGTGTCCGACGGTCCGGTTTCTAAAGAAAACCGGAACCGGACGGACAGACCGACCCGTACTTGTCCGGCGTCCGGAATGTGTCCGAAACGGACAAACCGGACAAACCGGACGCCGCCCCCGGTGATCCCGGCGCTGCCGATCCGGGACAAGGGTACATGCGAGCTGCGCATCCCGGCGGCGAAATTCGACGCATTTGTGCTGATCGGCCTAATCGGCCGCCACGGCGGCACGCTGCAATGAACCGCGACTCCCACGAGCTGTCCGCATGAGCAGCGCGAACCTTCCGCAGTTCATGTGGGGCGACCCCGCCGATGCCTATGAGCGGATCGAAGGCGTTACCTGCCGTGGCTGCGGATGGATTATCCGGGTTCCCGTCGCCGGCCAAAGTGTGGACAGTTGCGGCAAGGGCCGCAGGATCGGGGTGCGGTGCAGAAATTACGAGGAGGGAAAGAATGCAGGATGAAACCCAAGAGCTAGCCCTGTTCCGATCGACGAACGCCGCCCTTTCCTTTGCGTTCAACTTCATGCATGGCCAGTACAAGTCGAGCGCAATGGCAACCATGATGGGCGGCCCGAAGCCAGCAGGACACGGTTTGGGCGGTCTGGACGGCGCCGGCACCTCCGGCATGATCCGCGCCGAGATCGATGCCCTGGATCCCAAGATACGCGGCCAGATACTCGTTGCTCGGTTCGCTGTCCGGGCGGTGCCCTGCGATTGCCGGCATTCCTGCTGCTCTGGCTTTCGACCCAACACGGAATGGTTGCTAGCAATCGCGAAGATCAGTGAGTTGGTGCGCACTGGAGCGCTGGCCGGCCGCTCGGTCAATTTCCAGCTACGGCATATCCTCGTTCGGCGCTATTTCGGCGTACATTGCAACCTGATTGACGCGGCTGCTGCGGCCGGCGTGCACCGGGACACGGCGAGTGCCCATGCCAGCAGGGTTATCGGCTATCTGAAAGCGCAGGAACAGCGCGCCCGGTATGACATTGAGGGACGGCTGAAGGCGGCCGGGATTGTCGAGTGAGGTGTCTCAGTTTGAATTTCGGCCTCCGACCCGGAAGAGCCGTTTGGCTCGCCCCCCACCGCTGCTTTCGGTCTAAGTCTATAGACAAGCTTGGCGCCGTGTAATAGCCTGCGTATCCGTGGATCCCCGCGTTACTCCAACGCGGGCCACGTCACGCACACGTCGATATTCAACCGAGGTCGCGTCATCTTGCCTGCCAGCTTACGACCGGTCGCCATTATTCCGCTGACGGATAGTCCAGAAGTGGAGCAAAATTCCGTCCATGGTCGATATCTTCTCCTCAGCCGTACGGAGCAAAATCATGTCGCGCATACGTGGCAAGGATACAGCGCCGGAGAAGATCGTCCGTTGCATGGCGCATCGGTTAGGCTATCGCTTTAGGCTGCACCGGCGGGATTTGCCCGGTACCCCGGATTTGGTATTCCCTCGCCTTGGACGGGTGGTTTTCGTCCACGGATGCTTTTGGCACGGGCATACATGTGGCAGCAAACCGGCCTCGAAAACCCGAGCGGACTACTGGGCAGCTAAGATCGAGCGCAACCAGGCTCGAGACGCTAGAACGCTTCGTAAGATCAAGCGGGAGGGCTGGAAGGCGCTGGTCGTATGGGAATGCGAAACGCGCGATCTCACCCGGCTACAACGCAAGCTCGAACGATTCCTTAGTGATGGAGGAGAACAGTGAGTAACAAGGTCGCGATGCGGAAGCCAAAGAGCGCGGAGAAGCCGAAGGATTTCGGCATTAAGATCCAAGGCGGAATGCTGGAGGCGCTCGGCATCAACATGTACTCAACGCTCGGCAAATGCCTTATCGAATTCCTGGCGAATGCGTATGACGCGGAGGCTTCGAGGGTCGATGTATCCATCCCGTTCGAGGAGATCGAGAAATCACGGGTTACGGTTCGCGCGGCCGCTAAGAAAGCTGTGGCGAAAGGTGCCGAGCCGTTTACCGTGCTTACTACGCCGCTTCCAGCGAACATCGTGGTTGCAATCCGCGATGACGGCCACGGCATGACGCCGGAAGACATCGAACAGAAATTCCTGCCGTTCAACCGGAACCGCCGGTTCGATCCAAATCTCAAGAGGGAGACCATCAACAAGTCGGAGAACAACAAGCGTCAAGTCATGGGTAGAAAAGGCCTGGGTAAGCTCGCGGGCTTCGGCGCGGCCGAACTGGTTGTGATCCGCACGAAGCGCAAGGGAACCACCTATGCGACGGAATTCCGGCTGGACTACGGTGCGCTGAAGGACAAGGAGGACGTTGGAACGGCTCGGATACCTGCCAAGTACATCGAAGACTTACCGAAGGGGCAGCACTGGACGGAGGTTCGCCTCTCCCGTCTAAAGTGCGACGCGGTCAAATTTGGCGGAACCTCGATCGAGGAAACGCTAAGGGAGAATTTCTTCGGCATCCTGCCATCAGACTTCAGCATATATCTCAACGGCAATCAGGTAACCAAGACGCCAGCGGACTACGAGTTCTACTACCCCGCGGGCCTGAAGTCTGGCGAACTTGCTGACGATGGCATCGAATTCGATGCGCTCGGCCGCATACACTTTCAGATCGCCGTGATGTTCCGCAAGCGAACCGACAATTTAGCTGCAGGCAAGCGCGGAGCGCGCATCTACTGCACCGGGCGGTTGGCGGCCGGGCCAAGTCTGTTCGGGCTGCCGACCGGCATGCACGGTTTCCACAACATCTCCTATATGGAATGTATCGTGAAGGCGGATGCATTCGATCACCTCGGCATTGATTTGATCAACACCAACCGCAGTCAACTGAAAGAGGGCGAAGTCGTGCAACTGTTCCTTGATCGGGTGGTCGAGGTAATGCGCTTAGCCGTCGCTGCCCATGCAAATTTTCGCGACCAGCAGGCCGAGGACGAGGTTAAACGATCGCCCACTGGGGCCGGTTTGCTTCGCGTTATCGAACATTTGCCGGAAAATACAAGGCGGCCCGCTCGCTCGTTGTTGAAGAGGTTAGCCGCAGACCACGGCGCGGACAGCAACGAATTCCGGGAAATGGCGCCGCTCGTGGTTGATTGCATGAATGCGACCGACGTTCTTATTAGGCTCATCGAACTCGGAAGCGACGCAACGACGGTGCAGCAAGTCGCCGATGCGCTACGTGAACTGGGCACGATTGAAAAGAGCGACGCACTTAAGCTTTACCGCGGACGGAAATCGGGAATCACCGCGCTTGAGATGTTGATTAAGAAAGGCGATCAACTTTGGGAGAAGAAAGGCATCGAGGCTGAACTTCACGGCCTGCTAAAAAAAGCGCCGTGGCTGCTGCGTGCGGAGTTCGGCAAGTATGTGGCGTCTGACAACAACTTGACGCAGGTCTACGCACGGCTTGCGAAGGTGTTGGCAGTGGATAGGTTCGCTGAACCGGAAGGTGGGGCCAAGCCCGAACGGGAAAAGAAGCGTCCGGACCTGGTGTTCATCATGGGACCAGCGCACTCGCAAGGAAACGGCGACGTGGTAGTAGTCGAGTTGAAGAGTCCAAGCATCGCACTCGAGTTCGAGCATTTGAACCAGCTAAAGTACTACATGGACCGCGTGTCAGACGAACTGCAAGCGGAACTGGGTCGGAAGATCACAGTGCGAGGCGCGCTCATCGGTCGGCGCGGTAGTGCAAAGTCTATGGCGGAGGGCGTCTACCAGTTACGTAAAGAGGAAGAAACAGCCGGACCGCAGACGATGTGGGAGGTTCGGGACCTTAACCAGTTGGTGGAAACCGCATTGCGGGTTCACGTTGAGGAAATTGAGACACTTGAGGCTGACCTTCCGGACGAGAGCGCGCTCAAAACGGTGATACCCGCTCGTCCAACGGCAAATGCGGCGGCCAGTATTCCTGCGCGGAGAAGTCTAACTAGCTGAACAAACGCTTGACTGCGCGTGCGACCGTTCTGCCTAACGGGAGCGGCACCCCGTTGCCGATCTGCTCTGCGACGTGGGTTCGCATGCCTTCAAAACGCCAGACATCCGGGACACCTTGTATGCGCGCGCCCTCGCGAAGCGTGATGACGCGATGCGCAGTCGGGTGCACGTAGCGCCCCTTTGACGCGTTCTGGAAATCACACCGCAGCGTGTTCGATGGCTGATCATAGTCTAGGCGCCCCCATACATCCGTTGCCTCCTGCCCCATGCGAAACCATGATGGGGGGCAAAGCTCCGGTGCGCCGCGCATCACGTCGCGCTTGTCGCCGCACTGAGGTATGTGTTTGAAGCGCGATAGCGCTATTGCGGATGGCGCAGGAGCGACGTGCATTCCTGAATTGTCTGGTTCCACCGGCAGACCTTTGAAAGCATCCCGCACGGTGGCAGGCGAATTTAACGTGGGCTTCGGCGCCGGCGGCAATCCGAGCTTCGAGAAGACGCCGAACGCTCGCGTCCGAAGCTGGGGCGCACCATAGAGTTCAGCACGCAATATCCACTCTGCACACTCGTATCCGAGCAACTCCATGACGCGGCGCAGGCGAGACCAGTGCCAAGATTGAAAGAACTTCGGTACGTTTTCTATGACGACTACGTTCGCCCGAGTGGCGGCAGCCCAGTCGCTAACTATGAGAGACAGTTTGTTTCGTTTTCTTGCCGTTGCGGCGTGCGCGCTCGGGTTGCAGGCGCTCTGCGTGCTGAACCCTTGGCACGGCGGGCCAGCTAATAGAATGTCACACCGCACATCCGTACGCACGCCACGGGCATCGCGTACCTCGGCCACCGGTGCCACGTTCCGATTGAAAGACGCGACGGCGCGGGCGTTGAGCTCGGCCGCGTAGATCGTATCAAATCCCAGATCTTTAAAGGCAGCACCGAACAGGCCCGCCCCCGAAAAGATCTCTGCTACTTTTGGTTTATGCATAAAATGCATATTACGCTTGTAAAATAGGCGTTGCAAGACTATTCTAAGCTGCTGAAATCAACAAAACTAGACCCACGACCTTCTGTCATGCCAATCAAGAACGAACTTCGCAGCATCGTGCGCAATGCGCGCAAGTTTAGAGGCTTAACGCAGGCGGATTTCGGCAAGGAGCTCGGGCGGGGACAGAGTTTGGTATCGAAGTACGAGAAGGGGTTGGTCGAACCGCCCGGCGAAGTGATCATGCACTGCATGACTATCACGGGGGGAGCGGCGGTTATGTCTCCGGAAGAGGTGGCCCGACTTGTCGAGCAACGCCTAAGCTCCCCGGAGTTTGCGCGGCTTCGGTCCGCGCTCGGCGCTCTCATTCAAAGCATGCCTGCGCCCGCTCGTAAGTCAAACTAGACTCGTCGAAACTCGAACGGCGCCTACTTTGTTGCCTCTGCCGCGTCGCGCGAGACGTTTAGCAATTTCCAGCGCCTAGTTTCACCGTGGCCGGAGCGCTGGATCCCGCTGGAATGGAGGGCTGTGCAAAGAATGATTCTCAATGCCAGCTTTGGGTCCTCTCTTACCATAGCATTAAGGGCAAAGCTGCTGTTCGGCAACATCATCTCGCCATTGCCCCAGTAAGAACCCATAGCAGACGTAGATCCGCTGCAGTTTCAACGGCGACATCGTGGTCGATCAACCGTCATATTGTATTCGTTCATGAAGGTCGGCTGTCGAATGTAGACCGAACGCCCTGTGCGGCAACTCCTCTGACTTACCAGCGCTCTTGATGGCCAAAATCCGACATTCGAATTTAGATCGAGACGCTACCTAGAGTGACGAAAACTTGACTTCCGCAAACGATGCGGAATATAGTGCAATCTCAGCTAAGTTGTAGAACTGTGACCAAGGCTCGCGCAAGCGGGCCTTTTGCATTTCCAAAGTCTCATTCTTCATTGCCGCCATCCTCCCCTTGGCGGCCTTCGCCGTGCTGCTCGATTCCGGGCTGTCGCGGCTTTTTATTCTTGGCGCTTTGATGAGTCGATCTAACTGGCCCACTGAGTCACGCCACAAGCGCGGATACGGCGCTGAATGGGACAAGGTGCGCAAGCTGGTGCTCGAGCGCGACGGCCACCTGTGCCAATGCCGACATTGCCAGGCGGAGGGCTGCACTACGCTCGCGACCGAGGTCGACCACATCGTCAGCCGGGCGACCGCTCAAGCGCTAGGCTGGAGCAAGGCGAGGACTGAACACCCGAACAACCTGCAGGCGATCAATTCCGATTGCCATGTCGTCAAGACGCAGGAGGAACAAGGCAAGACGGTCAAACCTAAACGCTATATCGGGCTGGATGGCTTCCCAATCGTCTGATCAGGCTGCGGTAGAACGTCCTGTGGCTTCGCCGCCATCAGTTCACCCGCGCGGCGTGCCGCGTCTTGTCGAGCATGTAATGCAGTCTCGGTTTGCCAGATTTGGCAGGCCACGCTATTTGCCCTTTACCCTCTGAGAGAGTAGCTTTGTATTCAGGTCCCCGCGTTAGTGCAATGGGCGCGGTACCGACCCCGGCATAATTGCGGTGAGCCCCTCAAGGAGGACCTTGCCTTGTCAACTAAATCACCAAAGAAGAAACCCTGCCCCGTAGTGGCTGTTCTCAATATGAAAGGAGGGGTGGGAAAAACGACAATCTCAGCGCATGTGTTCAGACATCTCTACTCGCATCTAAGAAAGCGCGTCTTGCTTGTTGATTTTGATCCGCAGTTCAATCTCACACAAGCGGTCATTTCTCAGACCGACTACGAGAATTACAAGAACGAGGGACGGACAGTTTTCACGGTCATGGAAGACAACGCTGCACCCTCCATTTTCAAAGTCAGCAGCAACCTTGGACCGCCCCCGAGCTTGGACGCTGTATCAGCTCGACTTCGGCGATTCATCAATACGACGCCAGAGATAAACCTGCTCCTCATTCCTGGCGACTTTGATCTTGTCAAATACTCAATGATTAGTGACGGGAAGGTACTACACCCTGTTAAGGATCGCTTTCTCAAATTCATCGAAAACGCTAAAGAGGAAAGGGACCTGATATGTATTGACTGCAATCCCAGCAGTTCATTCATGACGATCTGCGCACTGCAAGCAGCAACTCACGTTCTGGTTCCCGTGCGCCCCGATCGGTACTCGATGCTGGGGCTAAAGATGCTGAATCGGTTCATAGTTGAACTGCCGCAGTTAGCCAAAAAGCCTGAACTCATTGTGCTGTTAAACGGCGTCAAAACATCGGGATACGATCCCACGGTTGAGAACACGCTTCGCAGCGATCCCGATTTCGGCCCGATCACGCTTGCAAACACCCTTCACACGTCAAGAGTGTTGGAAGCGACGGTCGGGTATACTGGATTCGCAACGGACAAGCAGGGGCAAAGCTGGCGCGTTACTCCACGAATAACTGCTATTGTCAATGAGCTTGGTCACTCACTAGGATTGGTATGAAGATTAGCTACCTGCAGCTCTCTAAGCTGCTCGCCGCATCCGGTTTTGGCGAACGTGATTTCGCTGAGTTCGCGCGATCCATCTGCCAACTCGGCCCCAAACAGTTCACAGAAGACGTCATGTCCATGAGGCAATTGCTCTCGGATATTTCGCACCCGACGCCATATGATATCCCTTCTCCGACACAGTCGGGACCGCCTAGTGATATTGAAGAAAAGATTGAGCGGCTGCTAATTCACGAAACAGCATTGCCCAAACTCGAAGCAGTAGCGCTGCTGACTACCGAACTACGGCAACGATTCCCGGAGAAGCCCGTCCCCCCTGAATCACGCAAGGGTTTCCAATTGTGGATCCACAAACTCACGAGCATTTTTCCAGAAAAGGAATTGCTCCATCTGGCCACGAGCATAAGGAATAGGTTTGTTCACGAGCGGCCGTCCGACTGGCGACTTAAGTAAGCAACCATGCACGCGAGTCAAACTTCGGAACTGCGACAGGCCACGACTAATTTCTCGACGGCCTACGGCGAAGTGATGTCCGCAGCGGTCGAAAACAAATCTGTGCTCTTGATTCACTGGGTTCAATATCTTACCTCGTTCCACCTGACCAAAATCGGAGATCAACTGCTCCTCGCGGTGGGTTCATCAATCCGAGAGGCTGCTGGGGCGTTATCTCTTGGATTACTTCGACAAACGCTCTTCTCTTTACGGGGACAAATCGACCTATTGTTGGCATGGCTTTATTTCAAGGATCATGCCGTTGAATGGGAGCATGTCAACCTCACTGCGGACGGATTTAAGCTGAAGAAGGAGCTCCTTCAGTACCTAGAAGCAAATAATCCTAGATTTGGGGCAAGATTCGGTCTGCTACGGGAAATCGCTACACGAAAAGAGCCAGACCCTTATCGCCTGTTATCGGCACACATTCACGCGCAGAGTGAACCAGTCTTGCCTCAAGTTATCAACTTGAAGGACATGGTTGTATCAGAAGCAGGGTGCATAGAATGCGCTAACGTAGCGTATGAAGTATCAGAATATCTCAATGACATTCTGCTAGCCATCCACGTTACAAACTGGCACTCGCTGCCAACTTCGATTCGAGACGCCGCGCACTCTCGCTTCCAATCGCCCGAGCAACGAAAAGCCTTTTTCACTTAGCGCGAACTTGGTCCTACCATTCGCGTACGGGGTAGCTAACACCTATTTTCGGTGTCCTTCGGCACCGTTAGCTAAGCGGTCATTTCAATCGCACACCGATCCGCCACAAGTTTCCAGTTTTGACCCGATCAGGGAGCCGACGGAACCGGACTGGGGCTCGACTTTACTTTTAGGCGGGGATCTCCTCACGCTGACGCGCCATCGGCCGACCTGCTGATCTGCTGATGGTGGGGGGGCTGAAAAATGCGGCGCCACTCTTCACGCTGGGACCGTCAGGTAGGTAAATTTTGTCGTGCCCGAAATAGACCAGGGGGGTGTCCGGGGGTCGCGTGCCCTGCCCGTCTCCTATGAAAAACGGACGTAAGATGTGCTAGAACCAGCATTGGAAGGGAGTTACAGCCATTTTGCCTTGGAGAGTGGCGACTAGCGCGGTCTGTAGCTCCGCAATCGCGATTGGCCTGGGGTGAGTGTGGCGTTACGCACCTGTGGGCATCAGGTGGCGCGGTCTGGCGCGCTGGTGGTGCTCAGGTTGGCGTGGCGATGCCGGAGGGAAGTGAGCTGGTGGCGGGAAGTAGTCCCGGTGTATGCCGGGCGTAGCTTAGACCTTCACCACCTTGCTGCCGAACAATGTGGGCGTGGGCCTCAAGCCGAGCGCGCGGCTGAATTCGTCGGTGTAGCGTTGCGCGTTGGACTGCTGGCGCGGGTACGCGGAGTCGGGCCTGGCGGTGCGCGGGTCGATGCGGCTGGGCCTGGGTACTGGGCTGTTCATTCCAGTTCGCCCGGCTGCACGACGTGGCCGAATAGCCCGGCCTGGTCGGCGAACATGTCGACCTGATCGATTTTGACCACCCTGACGATGGGCGGCCGTTGCCTTGAAACGTAGGCGTCCGCCTCGGCCTTTGTCGTGAACGTCCGGCAGAGGTAGGGCTGCGTTGGGTGCGGCGTGCCCTCGTCCATCGTGAACGGCTCGCGTGTCATGTAGCGGTGCGACGTGTAATACTCGCTGGTGAGCGTGTCTCGGTTCAGTCTGGCGCGCTCCTCGCTGCCAGGTGGATACTTGGACGCGGCGAAGGTGCGGCGCAATACTTCGATGGTCATGCTGTCACCTTGGCGCCATCGCGCTCCAGAGCCTCGCCGACGTCTACGAACAGTTTGCCCAGGTACTCGCAGCAGTCGCCGCCGTCGATAGATTGATCCGTGCCGAAGCCCATGCCTTCAAGCTCTTCATGGACAGATTCGAGTAGTGCGCGGCAGTTGCCGGAATCCTGCGCTGCTCCGGCAACCAACTCCAGGGGCTTTCCGTCGGTGTCCTTGAGTCCGGCAGCCGCCACAATCTGCTGAATCCAGGGCGCATCGTGCGCGACGGTGTGCAATCCAACGATGGCCGACTCCGGCTCTACCGTGTCGGACTGTGGAACTTCGGTAATCTCGTCGTCATCGCAGCCTTCAGTGTCGTAGTCCAGGACGATCATGGACAGGCCTTCGATGTTCGACGATGCACCTTGCACTAGCCCGCCCTCGCAGCCGACCACAATGATGGGCGTGGCGGCGGGCACGTTGATCTGCTCGCACAGGGCGTCGATGTCCTCGGCGTCCAGAGCATCTATGCTGTTGCCATCCGTGGCAATATCTTGCTCATGGCCGGAGGACATAAGGCCCTCGCGCTGCCAGTAGCGCAGCGCCGCTAGGATGGTAGCGGACTGACGTTTATCGAATGTAGCGTTCATGGTTTTGCTCCCGGTTAGGTGATGATTTCGCCTTGTGCGACGACTTTCTGGATTTCGCGCTCGATCAGCTTCAGGTGCTTGCCGATCAGCCCGATCTGGGTTGCGACGATGCCCGCGCGGTGCGGATTGATCTTCTGCAAGACGACGACTTCACCGTCCTTGAATCCGCTCGAGACGAGTTTCACGATCTGCTCGATCTTGGCCTCGAACGTGCTCAGGGCCTTGGCCTCCTCAGCGGTGGTCTTGGGCTTTTCGAAGAACCCGCCCTGATTGGCCGCGGCGAGTAGCGCGTCCGCCGCAGCGCGCAGCTTGGCGTAGGTGTCGCAGCGGCCGGAGTCGATCAGGCCGAAAAGGGTGTCCTGGTCAAGCGGGTCGAGCCTGGCCAGCTCTGTGCCCTGGGACGGCGACAGATGGCCTTTTTCGAGCAGGTCCAGGTAGGGCGGGTTCAGGCGCAAGAGCGCCGTGCGCTCGGTGACGCGCCAGGCTTGCTTGAGCCCGAGCCGGTGCGCAAGCTCCTCGGCGGTGACGCCGGTGTCAAGGATGCGCTGGAACGCGCGGCCTTCTTCAAGGGGCGTGATGTCGGCACGCTGCAGGTTCTCGATGATGGCGAGAATGTCGCGCTCGCCATCGGTGACTTCGACCAGGGTGGCGTCGATCGTCTCAAGCCCGGCCAGGACGTGGGCGCGCCAGCGGCGCTCCCCGGCCACGATCATGTAGCGATCGTCCGGAAAGGGACGCACGGTGATCGGCTGAATGAGGCCGTTCAATTTGATCGACTCCGCGAGCTCGGCCAACAGCACCGGGTCGAAGCGTTTTCTCGGCTGGTCCGGGTTTGGGAACACGGAGGCGGTCTGGAGTTTCATGGCTTGCTCCCGATTTCCGGCACGTCGAGCCCGAGTTCGGTCTTGAGCCATTCGGCGACCATGTGCCGGTGGCAATAGGTGATGCCGGCGGCGATGTCCTTGACGCTCTCGTAGCACAGCAGCACCGGCTCGGCACCGGCGGCCAGGTGGAGAAGATCGCCCACCACCGCTGCCGCGTCGAGATCCGCCAGTTGCGCGAAGTAGAGCTCCCGGTACATTTCCTCGGACACGCTGTTGAACCACGGCCCGGGTGCCAGCGGCTTATAAACTCGGTAGCCGGCCGGCGTGTTGCGCGGAGCGAACCGTGCAATCGAGATCCTGCCCGGGCCGACGTAAGTGAAAAACGACGCGGTCTTCATGCTGTCACCTTGGCGCCGTCGCGTTCGAGTGCTTCCCCGACATCCACGAACAGTTTGCCCAGGTACTCGCAGCAGTCGCCGCCGTCGATTGGGTCATCACTATCAAAACCCATGTTTTTTAGTTCCTCGTGTACCGACTCGAGCAAGGCCTGGCAGTTGTCGGTTGCGGCCGGCGTGGCGGGATTGTCCGCATTTGGGACCTTGGCGATGAGGGCCCTGGCCTTGTTATAGCTGACCAGCAGGTCGGGCCAGTCCTTCCCCACCTCCCTGGCGCCAACGGCGTCAACGTCGGCGACAAATTCCTTCAGCGCCGTTAGCAGCGCGGCGTTGAGGGTGGTCAGTGCGGAAATGTGGGCGCTCATGGTGTCGCTTTCTGCGACCATGGAACGAATTTTGTCCGCGTAAGGCTTGCGCGCGTTTGCTGCTGCTTGTGCGTTGGTCATGACACCCTCGCCTTTGCCTCGCAGTCGGAGACGGCTTTCACCCAGCTTGGATTATGTTCGACGTCCCAGAGCCCGACCACGGCGTGCACATCTTCAGCCGTTCCTGGCCCTTCACTTGACTGCGGAACGTCTGTAACCTCGTCCTCGTCGGCGCCCTCAGTGTCGTAGTCGAGGACGATCATGCGAATGTCCTCCACGTTCGAGCTGGCGCCCTGGACAAGCCCGCCCTCGCAGCCGACGACGATTGTGATCGGCTCGTCCACGATGTTGATCTGCTCGCATAGAACGTCAATTTCCGGGCGGCTAAGGGATTGCAGGGTGTCGTCGTCGGTGGCGATATCCTGCTCATGGCCGGAGGACATAAGGCCCTCGCGCTGCCAGTAGCGCAGTGCGGCGAGGATGGTTGCGGTTTTGCGTTTGTCGAATTGCATGGTTGTTGCTCCTAGTTTTGCGGCTAAATGGAAAGTTGCTCTGGTTCCACCAGGGCGACCGCTGCGGTTCAATTCCGCAGGGCCGCTCCAGTTTCGCCTTAGACGTGAATCAGCTCGCGAGCGACTGAGAACGCGCGGTCTTTGAGGTTGGCGCCTTCGCCGAACCATGCGGCATCGAGCGCCGAGTCGCGCTGCTTGCCGCGCTCGTGGTCGACGTATTCGGTGACGCTGTTCACCATTCCCCAAAGGCTCTGGCCGACCAGCTCGGAGCCGACAGCGGATCCGTCGAACAGCGCCAGGACGCGCTTGTAGGCCTTGGACTTGCGGGTCTTCTCCGGGGCCTCCAGCGTTTCAACGTCGCACTTGAACACGTCCAGCAGGTAGGAGTCCGCGGCCTGGGCGTCGAGCGGTGTGGCTGCCATGCGGCGGGTCTGGAGCAGGAACTCGTCCCAGCCCGAGACCGCGATCTGCAGTTGACCGCGCACCGCCTTGGCGTCGAACTTGGACAGGTGCGGGATCTTGACCTTCTGCTCACCGTTGCCGATCGCGGCTGACAGCGTGTTGTTGCAGACGACCCGGACGCTGGTGAACTGCGCCGTGGTCGCCATGCTGGCGTCGTAGCTGGTAGCGAGCAGCAGGTACGGCTTGATCATGTCGCCGTCAACGACCTTGGCTTCCTCGCCGACTCGCGCCAGCGCCCAGATCCGCTTGCCGCCGCGCAGTGCACCTGCGGTTTCAAGTTCGAAGCCGCCGGCGCGCACGAGCTCGTCGAAGAACCCGAGCACTTCGCCCGGTTGGACGGTGTTGTACCACTTGGAGACGACCGAGAGCGGTGCCCGCGTATCGCTGCGAAGCAGGATCTTGGTATCGGGGAACTCCCGCACCAATGTCTGATCGCGGAAGAGCACTTCGGTTTCCGCGACTTCCCATGCGAGCCCGGCCGCGGTGCGCCAGGTTTCGATGTCGGCGCCGGCGGTCAGGTGTGAGCCAAGGCCGTGCCACGGGGTTTGTCCGACGAACGCCATATTCTGGCGGTTGTTGCTTGTATCGATTTCTGCTGCCATTTGGAGCTCCTGATAGTTGGTAAGGGGTTGCCTGGGGGTGGGCCAGGGGTGTTCTGCGCTGTCTAGGAAAGCTGCCGAGGCTGCGCGCTTGAGCCGATCGGGCGGTTGAAGTTGACCTTGTCCGCTGCGGAGCGGCCTTGGTTAAAGCCTTGGCTGCCGAACTTCGTGCTTTGGTGGCGGACCTTCTGCTTGCCGAATTCCGCATCGCGAAGGGCCAGCTTGTTCTGCACCACCATGAGGGCGGTACCCGCTGTCGTGACTGCCGCTTTCATCGCCACGTCACGGTCTCTACGCAGCACCGTCATGCGCTCGCACAGGCGCAAGGCGTAGGCCTTGCGGAAGGTTTCACGGTGTCGGCCGGCGATCGATTTGGATTCCGAGTAGCCGTGGTCGCGCAACATCTTGAACAGCCAGGCAGCGTATTCGATATCGGTCTCGTCGCCTTCGAACTTCATGCAGCGCTGAAACTCCGGATGGTCCATCCAGGACGCCCTGCAGTCGGTGAACCGGCCGACGCCCACGCCCAGGAACCCCATCCACATCGGGCTCCAGTTGCACGGCTTGGCCTTTTCGCCGACGGGGATAATCACGCTCGCCCATTTGTAGATCGTCTGCTTGCCGGTGCTGGCCTCGAGGTCTGCCACGTCAATGTTGTGCTGACGCATCAGCCTTTCGGCCATCCTCATCGCGGTTTCGGCTTCGTGTTCGTTGCCGCGACTGTCGTTCGCCATCGCGAGGAGCTTGCTGATTCTGTCCCGGACGTCGCTCATAGCAGTCCCCTTTCTGAAAATGACAGGGATTGATCGCCGGCGATGATGAAGTGGTCGAGCACCTTCACGTCGACCATCGCGAGAGCCTGTTTCAGCGTGGTGGTGAGACACTGGTCAGCGTGCGAAGGTTCGGCAACACCACTTGGATGATTATGCGCGAGTACCACCGCCGCGCAGTTGTGATGCAGTGCGGCCTTGACGACTTCGCGCGGGTACACCGATGTTTGCGTGAGCGTGCCCTGAAAAAGCTCGTCCACTGCTATCACGCGATTTTGGGCGTCGAGGAAAACGCACACAAAAACTTCGCGCGTTTTGTCGGTCAGCGTAAGTTTCAGGTAGTCGCGGACCATCGCCGGCGAATTGAGCGAGGCGCGCTTCAGCCCGAAGCGATGATTGATGATGGCGACTGCCATCCTGATCACGTCATCGTCGGACAGGTAGGCGCCAGTGTCCTGATTGAGGAGTTTTGCGCCCATCATTGCACCGGATCGGTTTGGGTGATGTGAAACACCGTGGTCATGCGCGGGCGCTTGCCGATGGATTCGGCGTTGCCCTCGTCGCTTTTCTTGGTCATCGAGACGAAGGTGCAGACCTTCACGCCGTGCTCGCCGCGGCGCACTTGCCGGCCCAGGGCGAGCCAGGCGTTATAGGTGAGGACGTTGACGCGCGGCTCGATCTGGTCGGCCGGGATCCCTTTGGACTCGAACCCCTCGAAGATCGCGCTGAAGTTGGCGGTGCTGTTGCTGGTGCGCGCCCGTTGGAGCGCTTCGGTTTGAGCTACACTTTGAATAGCCATTTGGAACTCCTCTCAAGTTTCACTTGGTTAGAAGCCCCGGTCGGTCGTGAGCCGTCCGGGGCTTCGCTTTGCCAGCTACCGGCTGGCGCGGTATTCCGACGCCCTCGCTTGCGCAAGGACGCGGGAATAGACGGCACGTCGAGCGCCGCCATTTTTTTAAGGGTGGGTGTTTCCGGGTGTCCCCCGCTTGGGTCGCTCACGCTTGCTGCTGCGCTTGCGACTCGTTTCCGTCTCTTTTTCGTAACATCAGGGCGGCGGGTCGGGCCGGCTCGGTTTCGGTGAATTGAAACCTTAATAGGATCATAGCAAATATACGCGCGTAATCAAGTAGTTACGTGTGTTTTTCGCACAAATATAATTCCCTCGCCAGTGTCTTACTGGTATGATTTTTAACCTGGAAAGTCAGGCCAAATGTTTATCGGCGCAGTCCCAAAAGAGGTCGTCGGCCAAGTGCTTTCGACCGTGCCTTTCGATCAATGGGGCGACGTGTATGTCGGCTGCTCGGGGAGCTTCCGCTTTGACCGCGCAGTAAAGAAGCGCCACCCCGGCTGCCGGGTGTATTCGAACGATGTGTCGCTCTTGACCTGCAGCATCGGCGCGCTGGCGATGGGGCGCGAGTTCGACATCCGCTTTCGGGGCAAGCTCGAATTTGTCGAAGCCGCAATCGCCGGGCTGGACTTTCGCGGGCGGGTCGCCGCTGTGATGGTCGCGTCCGCCATGGGCCAGTTCACCAGCAAGAACGAGTATGCCCGAGTGCACTTCCGGCACTATCGCGAGCAGTTCAGGGCGTTAGTGGATCAAGCGCTGCCCAAGCTCGCTACGCTGGTGGCGGAAATCAAAATCGAGAACTACTACGCCGGGGACTTCATCGAGCAGGCGGATCGGGCCGAGAAAAGCGGCGGTGGCGTGGCGTGCTTTGCGCCGACCTACAAGGGCGGCTATGAGCGGATCTACAAGCTGGTGAACGAGAACACCGACTGGCCGGTGCCGAAATATGGCATTTGGGACCCGGACTCGTTGCCCGCGTTTGTGGCGTCGCTCGAACAGCGGCATATCCCGTACTGCGTGATCTCGGATCAGTTGCTTGCCGATCGCACGCCGACGACGGAATGGCATGGCTCGAATAAGCCCGTCTACACCTATTCGAGCAACAAGGCCGCATCGTTCAGGCGCCGGCTGCCGAACGAAGTGCAGTTCAAATACACCGCGGTCGATCCTGCCGCGATCACCGGCGCGAGCAAGGTATCGGTGTGCGTCGTAGACGGCAAGCGGATGACGTACCTGAAAAACGTCTACCTGGCGAAAGGCATCGAACATACCACGGGCCAGTTCAATTGCCTGGTGCTGATCGATGGGGCCCTCGCCGGCGGATTCATCTTCGCGCAAACCCGGTTTGGCGACAAGACGCGCGAGCTCTACCTGCTCTCGGATTTCTCAGTCTCGCGCGAGCGCAGGCTGTCGAAGCTGATCCCGATGATCGCAAGTTGCCGCGAAGTGATCGATCCGATCAACCGCCGGCTGTTGATTAAGGTCGAATACATCGTGACCACGGCGTTCACGACCAAGCCCGTTTCCATGAAGTATCGCGGGATTTTTGAATTGGCCAAACGCGCTGTCGATCACCTGCAGTACCAGTCGGCAATTCGCAATCAATCACTCCAGGACGTGTTCCATGAATGGCTCCGAAAATACGCTGGACAAGGTGGAAAGCCGGATCGTCAAGGTCAAGCTGCGCGAGCTGAAGCTGCTCGCGAAGAACGCGCGCTACATGACGCCGCAGGAGTTTAGCCAGCTCGTCGACAACATCAAGCAGGACGGCAAGCTCATGGGCGTCCCGGTGGTCTACCGCGGCGAAGTGCTGAGTGGCAACCACCGCGTTCGCGCTGCGATCAAGGCCGGGATCGAGGAGGCCGATGTGCTCGACATCGTGACCGACCTCTCCGAGGAGCGGCGCCTGGCGATCCAGTTGTCGCAGAACGCGATCAACGGCAAGGACGATCCGAACATCCTGGCGCAGCTCTATACGAGCCTGAATTCGCTGGAGTGGAAGCGCTACAGCGGTGTCACCGACGACGCCTTCAAGTGCACCGACGAGAAGCTCGCGGCGCTCGGCATCACGCGGCCGAAGTACGAGGAGCTGACCATCGTTTTTCTGCCCGAGGAAAAAGCCGCTTTCCTCGATCTCGTCGCGCGCATCGAGGCGAATAAAAAGGCGCAGGTCCTGGTCGGCGAGCTTGCAACTTTCAACGCGCTGTTCGATGCGATCGTGCGGGTCAAGCAGGAAAAGAAAGTGATCAACAACGCGGTCGCGCTTCGCCTGCTCGCGGAGCTCGCGGTAAGCGCGCTCGACGCGGAGAAAGTCGTGCCAGAAGCGACGGCGACGCGTAAAGTCGCGTGAGATTGTGGACATCCAATTTCCGCGATTGATCCGGCGTTGCGCGGTGCGCCAATGAATGATGATCGAGAACGCGAACACAGTGACGGTCTGAGTTCGGCCATTATGATCATTGACTCACTGCTAGTTCGAGAACGTAAATGCGCGAGTTCGAGCCCCAGTCGGCTCGCCAAACCGGACAAATCTGGGCACTGGCAATTACAGTTCTCAATCCGGTAGGCGCAGCAGCATGGCACTTAGGAATGCTTTGGCAGGTTCATAGAGACGATGTTGGCATCGCTGAATAGCCGGATCGTTATATCATCTCACGTATGAAGTGGAATTTCTGGGAGAAAACGCCAAAGAAACCGGAACCGCCGGCCTGGCCCACGGACGCCTATCAGTCGGTCAAGTACCTGGTGGGCTTCTACTCCATGGCAGACAGCCTGCCATTCCGCGAATGGAAAAGCCCGCACGTTGATGTTAGTCCGGCTTTGGAAAGCACGGTTCAGATTTCCGTCCGGGCACTGCAGACCCGTTTGTACTTCTGGCTGCTGGATGGCCGCATCGGAGTACCGGAGGCGGAAATTGCCAAGGACGGCTTCTTGCAGCTTCTCACCCAATTAAGCGACGACAAGGAAAATGACATCGGCCGCATGACTAGATTTCTGCTACGGCTCATCGACGACGCGGTCAACACCGCAGAAAAAGCCGGTAAAAAAACGATACCGACACCCGAGGGCGACGTGGCGGTGCCGCCGGAATATTTCATGGCACTGCACTTGCTAATGCGGATGCCGGATAGTCCCTTCTACAATTCGGAGGGTGATCCGGGGTTCGGTAAGGACGACTGGGCGCTCACCGAATGCCTCGTCCACGGTAAAGTTGCGGCCAGAGAATTCTTCACGCCTATGGTCGATGCCATAACGGGCTTCGACGTGACCCAATTTCCGCAGTGGTCATGGCGGGAAAAACCAGGCGCGCACGAGAGACACCTGCAGCGCCGTCACAATAGCTTTCTGTTCCCGGCCGCGCGCCGCGTACTCACCACGGCGGACGTGCTCGACGCCAGGCGTAAGGATGATGCCGAATTCTACGAACTGCGCGAACAGGTCAAAGCCATCGAGCTGCCAGAAAATCTCCCGCGCAACTGGAGTGATTTTCTGGACGATATTCGCCAGCGCATTGACGCGCTCAAGGGCCGCGCGCGGCAAATTGGCGGAGACACAACCCAAATCATGGAAATGCTGAACAGCACCCGCAGCAACATGGCGGATGTCTGGCGAGCGTGCAACAAAGGCAACGCTGAAGCGTTACGTCTGTACGAGGTGGCCGAGGCGGCCGCCAGAGAACACGATGAAATTTTTCGCGGGGATTTCGGCAATCAGTTGCTGAGAGACGATGCGTGCATACCGAAAGAGGAACTAGTTCCGGCCTTGCTGAGCGAGGACGCCGCTACGGTTGCCGCGTTTTGCGACATGATAGGTGACGCGGAGCGAACCGACGTAAAACTGTGGGCCGCACAGATCGTCAAGGACGCGGGGAAAGAAGGCTTCGACATCATGTCGATCAAGGACCAGCTTTATGCGCTGGGTTGGCCACGCCCGGGGGCGTAACGCGCGACTCGTCTGTTTCGGGCAAGTCTTTCTTTGGTACACGCTTCGGATCGCCGTACAGCGTGGCCGAAAAGGAATTTGAACTTGTGTCGATTAGAAACACTTCCTTAAACGCATGGCGCGTATCGGCTTGGGTCACGCGCTTGATGGCTTCGTCCCATTCATCCTCAAGGGTTACGCCGTCCAGCACGCAATAGACAATCAGCACGGTGTCTGGCGTATAGCCTTTCTTGCTCTTGTTCTTAATCCGATCGATTATCCGAGCCGCCAGGTCGGCTTGGCTCTCATCATTGGTATTGACGTATGGTGTCGAAACAATAGCGCGGGTCTTTCTGTCCCGCGATATACGCTTAACACCGAAGGAGTGGCCCTGCTCGTGCAGCTGCTCACGTACGAGGTATTCGCTTGGGTGAACGGACGTTGTAACTTCAGCGAAGATTTTTCTCGGCGCGTAGCCTTTCTCAACGAATGCGCCGGAAAATAACAGGATGGCGTCGTATGGCTGTGACCCACTGAACCAGCGCACTTTGATACGACGGCCTTCGCGGTAGCGCGCCTGCACGTAGCGAGCCAAGGGGATAAGCTCTTCGATTAAGCGCTTCTCCAGCTTCGTCGGCCGCAGCCGAAGATTCGCAATGCCATCGGCTCCAGCCCTTGTCTGGTCGAACAGCGCGTAAACCCTCTGGCAAAATTTAAGGCCGTCCAGGAGTCGTCCGTCAAATGTGGCGAGATCCAATTTCATCTTTCGCACTATGGCGATAGTCATTATTTCAGATGCTGTGCATCGCGCCAGAGTAATCGGGGTAAGTGGCAGCCCCCGTTGCAGTAACACGAGGGCCTACGGATACGCAGCCTAGGACAACGCCTTAGCCTTGTCTATAGACCGAAGGGTATGGGCCGCCTCAGCTTCGACCTGCAGACGCAGTAGGAAACGAATAGGAGTGCTCTAGCGGTGCGCAGATTTGCACCTAGATGGCTCCCCGGCCAGGGCACTGAGAGCTCCTGGTTGCTCAGGGTATCGTACCCGGGAATTTTCCCACCGAGCGCACGGAGAGGATCGTGCCAGGAGCGAGCGCGGCTTCAGCGCACTGAGTTGGCATGAAGCTCTCCGGCGAGCACGCGGAGACAAACGTGCCTGGTTCTAAGTAGCACAAGTGGCATGTTTCTCTCCGGCGCCATGGCAAAAAAGGCACTTCTAAGCGTTTGGTTTAATGATCTTTTTTTCGCAGGTGGGGCGGTAGGTTAGTAAGGAAAAGCTCAAAAAGCGCGTACGCGTCGATTACGTCATGAATACGCCCATCCGGCTTTTTGGCATCAAAAGAGGACCTTTTTTCAACTATTTTTAGGCACCCATGCGCCCAGGTCGAAAACCGAAGGCGACGCACCTCAAACTGCTCGCCGGCCATCCCGGACATCGACCGCTGAACGAGTCGGAGCCTAAGCCCGAGGGCGTTGACGAAACGCCGAACCCGCCTGCGCATCTTTCCGGCGAGGCGCGCGTCGAGTGGGCGCGCACGTTTCCGATACTGCTGCGCAACAAGATGATCAGCGAGGTCGACATCAACGCCTTCTCCGCCTATTGCCAGGCGTACGGGCGCTGGACTGTGGCCGAGAGTTACGTTGCGAAGCAAGGCGAAGTGCTGATCTCGCCGTCCGGGTTCCCGATTCAAAACCCGTACCTGGCCATCGCGAACAAGGCAATGGAGCAGATGCACAAGCTCGAAACCGAGTTCGGCATGACGCCTTCGTCGCGCTCGCGCGTCGCTACCGGTGCGCCGAGCAACAAAAAGAATCGTTTTCTGGATCTGATCGATGGGGGCAAAACGAGGCGCCGAGCGTGATTTTGTCGCGGTTGCCAATGCCTTCGCGCGCGCGGCGATCGCCGATGTAGGGGGCGAGGCACACTGCAAATGGATACGCCTCGCGGCTTCGCGCTACCTCAAGGATCGCAAGCGCGCGGCGGAAAAAGGCGGCCCGTTCAAGTTCTCGCCCACGCACGCACGCGAAGTCTGCAAGTTCATCGAGCAGCTCCCTCACGTCGAGGGCAAGTGGGCAACGCCGACCATCGTGCTGCACCCGGCGCACGTGTTTTTCCTGGTCAACCTGTTTGGCTTTCGGTCGCTCGACGGCACGCGACGGTTCACGAGTGCGCTCTTTGCGGTGGCGCGCAAGAACGCCAAATCGACTCTCGCCGCGGCGGTCCTGCTCTATTGCCTGTGCTACGAACCGGAACCCGGGCCGCAGGTCATCACCGCAGCAACCACGGGCGATCAGGCGCGCATCATCTTCAACATCGCGCGGCGCATGGTCGAGCAGACGCAGGACCTGCGCGAGGCGTTCAACCTGGAGGTGTTCGCGAGCGCCATCGTGAACTGGCAGGTCGGCGGCAACTTCAAGCCGATCAACGCCCATGCCTCGACGCAGGACGGGCTGAACCCGTCGCATGTGGCGCTCGATGAGATCCACGCGCACAAGACGCACGACCTCTTGAACGTGCTGCAGTCGGCCGCGGGCGCGAGGCTCAATGCCCTGTGGCTCTACACCACGACCGAAGGCTACGAGACGCCGGGGCCGTGGCCCGAGATGCGGCACTACGCGCATCAGGTCCTGAACGGCATTCTTGAGGCCGACCACTTTTTTGCGCTGATCTTCGCGCTGGACGAGCAGATCGGCGAGCCTGGGCAACCCGGGTATCGGCCGGCGGACGAGGATTTCGATGCGTCGAAGTGGCAGAAGGCGAATCCGCTGATGGACGTCAACCCGATCCTGGACCGGGAGATCAAGAAGGCTGCGGCGGACGCGAAGCAGATGCCGGGCCGGCACGCCGAATTCAAGATCAAGCGGCTGAACCGGCAGGCCGCGGCGGCCAATACCTGGCTCAACATCGAGCGCTGGAAGCGCTGCAGCGGCCCGGTCGACCTGGATTTTCTTCAAGGTAAGGAATGTTGGGCGGGCATCGACGGCGCGGCCACGACCGACATCATGGCTTTCCGCTTGGTGTGGCGCGTCGATGGCATCGTCTACACCTGGGGCCGGCGCTGGGTGCCCGAGGGCGCCATCGCCCAGCGCACCGAGCGCGGCACGGTGCCCTACGCCGGGTGGGTCGCGGCGGGGCTCATCCGTCAACTCCCCGGAACCGTCCTCGACTACGCCCGGATCGAGCAGGACATCGTGGAAATTGCGCACCGGTTCGCGCCGAAGGTCATCGCCTACGACCCCTGGAACATCCGCGACCTGGTGAACCGGCTGAAGGCGGCCGAGCTGCCGCTGCAGGAATTCAGGCAGGGACCGAAGTCCTACCACCCGGCGATGCAGGAAACCGAGCGCCTGTACCTGCGCGGGGACCTGCGCCACGGCGGCGATGCGGTCCTGAACTGGTGCGCCTCCAATGTAGTGCCGCGGCGCGACGAGAACATGAACATGGCGCCCGACAAAAAGCGCAGTGCCGACAAGATCGACGACGCGTGCGCGCTCTTCATGGCGGTCGGCGTGATGGGCGTCGCGGCCGAGCCCGAGAAAAAGTTTCAACTGTTCTTCGTGTAGGGCGCGCGTTTTCGGTGCGTAGCAGCGCAAGTCATCACGGCCGCCTCAGGGCGGTTTTTTTATTTCTGGAGCCAGCACCATGAAGCGAGCCTACAGCCTTTTTACCGTCAAGAGCGTCGACGAGGAGCAACGCATCATCGAGGGCGTCGCGACCACGCCGAGCACGGATCGCATGGGCGACATCGTCGAGCCCGAGGGCGCGCAGTTCACCTTGCCGATCCCCCTGCTCTGGCAACACAACTCGCGCGAGCCGGTCGGCGAAGTCGTCGCGGCCAAGGCCACGCCTGAGGGCATCACCTTCCAGGCGCAGTTTGCCAAAATCCCCGAGCCCGGCACGCTGAAAGACCGGATCGACGATGCCTGGCAGTCGATCAAGTACAAGCTCGTCAAGGGGATGTCGATCGGGTTCAACCCGATTGAATCCTCGCAGATCAAGGACACCTGGGCCGAACACTTCCTCAAATGGGAGTGGCTTGAGCTCTCCTGCGTCACGATCCCCGCGAACGTGGACGCAAGCATTACCACCATCAAGTCCGCAGATGAAGCCCTGCTCGCCGCGTCAGGCGATCGGCAGCGCCCGGTCGTGCGCTTGAAATCCACTCCCGGCGCTTCGGGAACGCAGTCCAACTTCCCGAAAGGAACCTCCATGAAAACGATAGCAGAACAAATCGCCTCCTTCGAGGCGAAGCGCGCGGCGAGCAAGGCGCGCATGGACGAAATCATGTCCAAGGCGGCCGATGAGGGCCGCACGCTGAACGAAGCCGAAACCGAGGAATACGACACCGTCAAGGCCGAGGTCAAGGCGGTCGACGATCACCTGGTGCGCCTGAAAGAGCACGAGAAGCAGATGATCGCGAGCGCCGTTGAGGTCATCCCCGCCAAGTCGGAGGGCCCGGACGCTGCGGCAAAGCTGCGCGGCACCACCGGCATCATCAGCGTGAAGCCGCCGCGCCTCGAGCCAGGCATCAAGATGGCGCGCTACGCGATGGCGCTGCTACGCGCCAAGGGCAACCTGAACGATGCGCTTTCTCTCGTTCAGAACAACAAGGCGTGGATGGATAGCTCGCCCGAGCTCGCGCAGGTGTTCAAGGCCGCTGTGGCCACTGGCGACACGACCACCGCGACCTGGGCCTCGGAGCTGGTGTACGCGCAGAACCTCGTAACCGAGTTCATCGAGTTTCTGCGTCCGCAGACGATCATCGGCAAGATACCGAACCTGACGAAAGTCCCGTTCAACGTCCGCATCGCCGGCCAGAACGCGCCTTCTTCGGCGTATTGGGTCGGGCAGGGCCAGCCGGTTCCGATGAGCAAGTTGGGCACCACGGCGATCACGCTCGGCATCGCGAAAGCGGCCGGCCTGGTGGCGATCGACGACGAGCTGGTGCGCAGCTCCTCGCCGTCGGCGGAAATGCTGGTTCGGAACGATCTCGCGAAGTCCATCGCGCAGTTCCTGGACCAGCAGTTCATCAACCCGGATATCGCAGCGGTCGCCAATGTGTCGCCGGCGTCCATCCTCAACGGCGTCACCGCGGTCCCGGCGAGCGGCACCACGTCGGCGGATTTGCGCGTCGACGTGCAGACGCTGATCGACAACTGGCTGGCTATCAATCTGGATCCGAGCCAGGGCGTGTGGGTGATGCCGCCGACGCAGGCGCTCGCGCTCTCGATGATGCTGAACCCGTTGGGCCAGCCTCTGTACCCGGAAATCAACATGCTCGGTGGCTCGCTGTTTGGGCTGCCGGTGGTTACCTCGATGTCGGCCAAGGTGGTCGGCAGCCCGGTGGCCGGGTCCATTATCGCGTTGATCAACGCGCCGGAGATTCTGCTCGCAGATGACGGCGAGGTGACGATCAGCACCAGCTCGGAGGCGTCGATCCAGATGCTCGACAACCCGACGAACCAATCGACGGACAGTACCGTGCCGACGACGGTGGTGAGCATGTTCCAGACCAACAGCCTCGCGATCAAGGCCGTTCGGTTCATCAACTGGGCGAAGAAACGTGCACTGGCAGCGCAGTTTATTTCGGGCGCTGCATACGTCTCCGGCACGTAATAGCTCGGCGGGCGCGCCTGCGAAGGCGCGCCCGATTCTTCAAGGACTTTCCATGAAAACCATGATCTCCAAAGTCGCCCACGTCTACGACGGCCGCTCCATCGCGGCAGGCGAGGCGTTCGAGGCCCACGACGAATATGTCAGCGCCCTGGAGCTGCTCGGCCGAGCCGAGCTGGCCAAGCCCGGCGGGCAGTACGAAACGCGCCACATGGACGCTTCGGCCCCACCCGTCGCGGCTGTGATCGCGCAAAAACGCAAATACAGCACCAGGCACAAGGCTGCCTGATATGCGCATCTTCGGCTTCGACATTGCACGCGCGCAGCGCGTCAAGGCGCAGACCCTCTCCGCTGTCAATTCGACCGGCGGCTGGTTCGGCTTGATCCGGGAGTCCTTCGCCGGCGCCTGGCAGCGCAATATCGAAGTCGATGCGCCGCGCGAAGTGCTGGCCTTTTCGGCGGTGTTCGCCTGCGTCACCATCATCGCGGCCGACATCGGGAAACTCAGAATCAAGCTCGTCGATCAGGACGACAAGGGCATCGCGACTGAGGTTAAGACCGCTTCGCCCTTTCTGCCGGTGCTCTCGAAGCCGAACCGCTACCAGACCCGCATCAAGTTCATGGAGCAGTGGGTGGTGTCGAAGCTGCTCTATGGCAACACCTTCGCGCTCAAGCAGCGCGACGCGCGCGGCATCGTCAACACCCTCTATATTCTGGACGCGCAGCGCGTCACCCCGCTCGTGGCCGACGACGGCAGCGTCTATTACAAGCTCGCCGTGGATCACCTGTCGCAGCTCGGTGAGGCGATCACGGTGCCCGCATCCGAAATCATCCACGACCGCATGGTCTGCCTGTGGCACCCGCTCGTCGGCGTCTCGCCGATCTACGCCTGCGGCATGTCCGCGACCATGGGCAACCGCATCCAGGGCAACAGCACCAAGTTCTTCGACAACATGAGCCGTCCGTCCGGGGCGCTCTCGGCGCCCGGCACGATCAGCGACGAGACCGCGGGACGCATCAAAAAGGCCTGGGAAGAGAATTACGGCGGTGCCAACTTCGGGCGCCTCGCGGTCCTCGGCGACGGCCTCAAGTACGAGGCGATGACGATCCCAGCGGGCGAAGCGCAGTTGATCGAGCAATTGAAATGGACGGTCGAGGACGTCGCGCGCTGTTTCCACGTTCCGCTATTCAAGCTCGGCGGGCCGGAACCGGTGCGCGTCAGCGTCGAATCGCTCAACCAGACCTACTACTCCGACTGCCTGCAGACCCTCATTGAATCGGTGGAGGCGTGCCTCGACGAAGGCCTGTCCCTGCCAGGGGGCTATTACACCGAGTTCGACCTGGACGGGCTCATGCGCATGGACACGGCGACGCGCTACGACACCAAGAGCAAGGCGATCACCGGCGGCTGGATGTCGCCGAACGAAGCGCGCGCCGCGGAAAACATGCAGCCGGTTGCCGGTGGCGAGTCGCCCTACCTGCAGCAGCAGAATTACTCGCTCGCGGCCCTCGCCAAGCGCGACGCGAAGGCCGATCCGTTCGCCGGTGCTGCGCCGAAGCCTGAAATGACGCCCGCGCCGGGGGCGCCGCCCATGCCGGTTCCGGCGGCGGCAAACGACAAAGCGGACTCAATCGACGCAGCCGTGCTCGCCGAGCTATTCATCAAGGGGCTCGAACTTGAACCTGCCTGACGTCGAGTTGCTCGCAAAAAAGATGATTAAGGCGGTCAGGCGTTACGTTGCTAGCGCCATATCTCCACTGTCCACGCGGATTGACGAGTTCGACCGTAAGCTCGGCGCCATTCCTGCGGGGCCAAAGGGTGACACTGGCGACCCTGGCGACCAGGGCGCGCCGGGCGAGCGCGGCGAGGCCGGAGAAAAAGGCGAGCCCGGGACGCCCGGTGAGCGCGGGAAAAAAGGCGTTCCTGGCACGCCCGGTGAGCGTGGTGCGAAGGGTGAGCCGGGAGAACAAGGCCAGCCGGGCGCAAGAGGTGAGCCCGGCGCAGTCGGCGAACGCGGCGAAAAGGGCGACAGCGGTGCGCCCGGTGAGTCCGTCAAGGGCGATCCGGGGCCGCAGGGCGAGCGCGGCGAGGCCGGCGCACAGGGTGAGGCAGGCCCGGCAGGCGAAGTCGGCGCAAAGGGCGATCAAGGTCCGGCGGGCGAGCAGGGTCCACCGGGTGCAAAAGGCGAGCCCGGCGCGGTCGGCGAGCGCGGTCTGCCAGGCTCACCGGGTGAGTCGGGCCAGGCGGGCGAGCGTGGAGAAAAGGGCGATCCTGGCGAAGCGGGCGCCGATGGCGAGCCCGGCAGAGACGGCAGTCCTGGGCGCGACGGCGCGAACGGCAAAAGCGCCTACGAGCTCGCGGTCGAAAAGGGCTTCGCCGGTACGGAGCTCCAATGGCTTGAGGCGCTCCGGGGCAAGGATGGGAAACCCGGTGAGCCCGGCGCCGCTGGCGCCTTCGGTCGCGACGGGCGCGACGGTAAGGATGGAGACGCCGGGCGCGACGCACTCGCGATCGACATCCTGCCTGCGATCGACGAAGCGAGAAACTATCCGCGCGGCACCTTCGCAGAACACCGTGGCGGCACCATTCGCGCGATCCGCAACACCGATCCGATCACCGACGCCGGCCTGGAAAAAGCCGGTTGGGTCGTCAGCATGAACGGCATTGACCACGAATCCGAGGAAACGCTGGACGATGGCCGCACGATCCGCCGCACCACGCACTACACGAGCGGGCGCACGCTGGTGCGGGAGATCAAGACCAGCGCGCTTCTGTACCGCGAGGTATGGCGCGAGGGCGAATTCGAGCGCGGCGACGTGGTGACCTGGGGCGGCTCGGCCTGGCACTGCCAGGAAAAGACCACGGAGAAGCCGGGCACTTCCGCGGCCTGGCGTCTGATGGTGAAAGAGGGTGCGCGCGGCAAGGACAGCAAAACGGATGCCCCGCCCGCCGCGCGCGAGCCGGTACGACTCAAATGAACTTCACGCTTGAACGTGTAACCCAACCGGACATCGAGCCGGTGACCCTCGATGAAATGAAGCGGCACCTGCGCTGTTTCATGACCGTCACCGATGAAGATGACGACATCACGACGCTGATCGTTGCCGCGCGCGAATGGGTCGAGGATTACACCGCCCGCGCGCTGATCGACCAGACCTGGCGCCTGACGCTCGGGAGCCGCCTGGGCGGCTACTCCATCGGGGGTGATCGCGTTTCGGGCTACACGCCAGGCCTCGGCTTCGGACGTGGCTGGTTCGGCGAGCGCGACTGGCTCCATTGGATGAGATCCGGCGAAATCATGCTGCGCAAAGCCCCGATCATCGCGCTGACTTCCTTCGTGTCGGTCGATCAGGCCGGCGTCGAGACGGAGATTGACCCTGCGACCTATGAGCTGCGCGAGGCAAATTCGAAGTGGCCGCGCCTGGTTCCCTTGAACGGAATTTCCTGGCCGACAACCGGTATTTTCGCGGGCTTCCGGGTGACGTTCCGAGCCGGGTTTGCCAATCGTCTCGGCAGTCCGCAACAGGATGCGAGCGTCGTGCCGACGCGCTTCAAGCAGGCCATGAAGCTGTGGGCGGAAGCCAATTATGACCGCGACCCGGTGATGATGCCGCTGCTGCTCGATGTTGCGCAGCAGATCGTCAAGCCGGAGCGCGCCGATCTGTCGATCGCGTGAGCGTCTTGCGCCGGGGGCCCGGCTCCTCGTTTAGCGAAGTCGCGCGGGAATGGGACAAAACGACGGCGGTGCTGATCGGAGGCGGGCCGAGTCTGACCGTGGAGCAGGTCGAGCAGGTGCGCGAGGCGCGCGAGGCCGGCGCGGTGCGCGTGATCGCAATCAACGACGCCTACCGCCTGGCGCCGTTCGCCGACGTGTGCTACTTCGCCGATTCGGAATGGTGGGGCTGGCACAAGGACCGTCCGGACTTTCAGTCGTTCGCCGGGCAAAAATGCTCGATCTCCGACAGCGGCGCGAACATCAGGGATCCGGCGGTGCACATACTGCGCAACGCCAATGGCCGGGGCCATGGCTTCGGATTGTCGCTCGACCCGAAAAAGATCGTCACCGGCAGCAACTCGGGCTACCAGGCACTCAACATCGCCGTCCTGGCCGGCGCCAAGACGGTGGTCTTGCTCGGATTCGATGCGCGAGAGCCCACCGGCAAAACGCATTGGTTCGGCGACCATCCGAAACGTGAGCCCGTCGCGGCTTATGCCGAATACCGAAAAGCCTTCTCGGCGGGCGAGAACGCAATCAAGGCAGCCGGTGTGCGGGTGCTCAACTGCTCGCCGGGCTCGGCCATCGACAGCTTTCCAAAATTGGAGTTAAGCGATGCCCTCCCCTTTGCCGCCGCTCGTCCTTAACGGGATGCACGGCCTGGGTGACAACCTGCACGAGCGCGCCATCGTGCGCGAGTTGATGCGTCAAAACGAGGTCTGGCTGAAAACGTCCTGGCCGCAACTCTTTTGGGACATGCCCGAGCTGCATCTGCTGCCATTGAAGTCGCCGATTGGCTGGATGGCGAAAAACGAGCAACGCACCGTCGCGCTGTACGGGCGCACGCTGCCGCCACCTGGCGCGCGGACGCTGACGAACGGCTACTTGCACCGTATGCCGCGTGGAGTGCAATTTCACGGATCGGTGCTTGGGACAATGGCGAACGTGTGCGGCGCGGCGGCGGTGGGCGACTTCCGTCTGCCAATCGCACCCGCGTGGGCCGTGAAGGCGGACGCCGTGCTCATGGAGTTAGGCGACGGCAGGCCGCTGATGATCTACCGCCCGCCGGTAGCTATTTCAGAAGCGAACCGGGTATCAGCCCAAGCGAAGATCGCACGCAATCCAGACCTGGCGGCATCGCACGCACTCCTCTGCGCAATCCGCGACCGGTACTTCGTGATCAGCCTGGCCGATATGACGATGGTGAGCGAACACCTGATCGGGCCACCGTTCAAAGCTGACGCCGAATTTCACCACGGCGAGCTTGACGTGGAAACCATCGCTGCGCTCACCGCAAAGGTCGACCTGGTTTTCGCGTCGCCCGGATTCATGACGGTGCTCGCGCAGGCCGTGAGCACGCCGCTTATCTGCATCTTCGGCGGCTTCGAGGGCAAGGAATCGTTTTCGGCGGGCGGCAGGTATTCGCCTTGGCTACCAATCGAGCCGGTGAAGCCGTGCTCGTGCTGGTCGCCGGACTGCACTCACGACAAGAGCATCGACATTCCGGCCGCACTCGCGCGGATCGAAACTTTCATAGCGGAGCATCATGGAAATTCTGCTCACACCGAAAAAGCTCGCGTCCCTGTTGCGCTTGGCTGAGAGCGTTCGGCCCGTCGCCGGCTGCATCGTCGAGCTTGGGGTCTACCAGGGCGGCGCGTTGAAAGCACTGGCGGGCGACTTCCCGGAAAAGCGGTGCTATGGGTTCGACACGTTCGAGGGGTTGCCGAAAGAGTCCTGGCGCGAAATCGACTTCCACAAGCCGGGCGAGTTCGCAAACACATCGCTTGCCGCGGTCAAAGACGCGATGCCCGCCAACGTGGCGCTGATCGCCGGCCTGTTCCCGCAGTCCGCCGAGGCCTTCGACAAGCGCGTCAGCTTCGCGCACGTCGACATGGACCTTGAAAAAAGCACCGCCGACGCGATCGTATGGCTGCGCCCGCGCATGGCCTCGGGCGGCATCGCCGTGTTCGACGATTATCGCTGGCAGAACTGTCCAGGCGTTGCGAAAGCGATCGAGGCGGCCGGCCTTCATGTCGTCGATTGCGCCGACACGATGCAGTGCTACTGGATCGCGCCATGATCGGCTCTGGGGCAGGGGTGCGCGTGGCCGCCGGAACCCTAGACCGCTTGATCACCATTGAGCGAAAGCAGGTCACGCAGGACGCGGACTACGGAACCGAAGTAATCACTTGGGTGCCGCTCGCCGTGTTGCCCGGGAGCCCGCCGCTGGCCGAGCAGTTCCACGCGGAAGTGCAGGACGCTCTGCCGAGCAGATCGGAGTCAGTGCTGCAGGGGCTCGCCGTGGCGCGAAACCAAACCCGCATCAGGATTCGCTGGCGCAACGACATCGACTCGTCTATGCGCATCACTGTGCACGGCGACACCGACGTCATCTACCAGATCGTCGGCGGCCCGGCCGAGATCCGTGGCCGGCGCAGGATGCTCGAAATGATGTGCGAAAAATACTCGAGCTGATAATGGCCGATCGGGAGATTAAAGTCACTGGCCTTGCGCAATTGCAGGCGCTCCTCGACACCCTGCCGCCCAAGCTGGAATTGAACGTGATGCGCGGCGCGCTTCGCGCCGGCGCCAAGCTCATCATGGCGGAGGCGCAGGCGAACGTGCCGGTCGGTGCGCCAAGCTCTAGCGGCGCCGCGAAGTACGGCGACTATGCTGGCGCGCTGCGCGACAGCATCCACATTGGAACGAAAATCAGCCGGCCCTACGTCATGGCGCGGGTGGTCGTCGGCGGAAAGACGAAAGGGGGCGCAGATGTCTGGTACGCGAACATCATCGAATTTACCGGGGCGGTGCCGCACACCATTTCGGCCAAAGGCAAGGCCGCGCTCTCAATCGGTGGGCTGCTCTATCAGTCCGTGCACCACCCGGGGATGAAAGCGCACCCGTTCCTGCGCCCGGCCCTGGACAGCCAGGGCGAGCCGGCGGTGATCGCCGCAGCCGAGTACATGAAAACGCGTCTTGCCAAAAAGGAAGGGCTCGACACCGCGGAAATACTCATTGAGGGCGACGAATAATGACCTGGAATTATGAGCAGCAGGAAACGCCGCCATGAGCGGGGTCATCGCGATCCGATCGCTCCTCGCGAACGATGCCGCCGTGCTTGCGGTCGTGCCGGCGAGCAAGATCATGGCCGGGGTGATCCCGATCGACACGGTGCTGCCCGCCATCGGGATCAGCCACATCAGCACCGTCGAGCGCAACACCGTTGCCATGAATAGCGCAGAGGTCATGGCGACCGAGCGCGTCCAGGTGACGGTGCAAACCAAAAGCTACGCCGATCAGAAGTCGATCCTTGAACTCGTGCGCAAAGCCTGCCCGAACACCCACGGCACCGTCAACGGCATCGCGGTAGACAGCATCCTGCCGGAGATCGCCGGGCCGGACCTGCGCGACGACGACCTGCTGATTTTCGTGCAGAGCCGGGACTTCATCGTCAAATTCATCGAGTCAACTTAGCGAATTGCTGGAACAGGCCGCGCCTGTTTCTCCAACCTGCCCGCCCCGCAAATGTTGCCGGCGGGTTTTTTTATGCCAACTGAAAGGAAAACGCCATGACTGCACCAACCACAGTTCAATCATTGGCCGGCGCAACGCTGGCTGTTTCCGCTACCCTCCCCGCGACCTTCGACGCCGGCGGCTACGCCGCGAGCAGCATGATCTACACGCTCATCGGCGAGGTCGAGGACTACGGCGACCACGGCTTGACGCGAACGGTGACCAAGTTCATTCCCGTGGACACCGCCGTGGTGGTCAAGCGGCCCGGCTCGAAGGATTACGGCCAGATGTCGCTCAAGATCGGCAACGTGCCGTCAGACGCAGGGCAGGCCATCCTGCGCACGGCGGTAGAGACGAACAATCCCCTCGCTTTCAGGATGGTCTACCCGAGCGGCGAGGTTCATTACATTTCGGCGCTGGTCACGAGCTTCGTTCACGTCGATGGCACGGTGGACAACATCCAGCGCGTCACTGTCGCGCTCGATCTGGACAAGCAGCCCGTCGTCGTTGCGGCGACGTAAGACGAATTCCCGGCAACAACCGGCTCTTTCACCTTTCACTTTGGAGAACCTGAATGTCAACCCTCAAACAATACGAAATGCAGGAGATCGGAATCGTGCACTTGCGCGATGCCGCGGACGCGCCGATGTATGCGGCCGATGCAGATGGCAAGCCCGATCTGTCGAAACCCATCCGGGTGCATGTCTACGGGCCGGGCTCGAAGCAGTACGCGATGGCGATGTCGGCCAAGGCCGCGCGCTGGCTCAAACACCGCGAGCGCAAGGGCAAGGCTGATCAATCCGCCGAGGAAAAGGCGCTGGATCAAACCGAGTTCCTCGTCGCGTGCACCAAGGAAATAGAGAACGCGGAAAGCGACACCGGGGCAACCGGCGCGACGTTTTTCGCGGAGATCTACGCCAACACGCGGCTTTCGTTCATCGCGACCCAGGTGATGGCCTACATGAACGAAACCGCAAATTTTACGCAGGGCTCTACGACGAACTAGCGATCCATGTGCGTCAACGAGCCTGGCTGAATACGTCGCCTGAACGCGGGAAGAACGACCGCTCGACCGCCCGGCGGCTCTCGCGCCTCGAACAGATGCGAGCAGATCGCAAGGACGAGTTCTACGTGCCCGAGTTGCCGAGCGTGGACGGTGCCGACTATCTCGTGGCCTACCTGTGGGACATGGGGCCGACGATGGTCGCCGGGATGGGGCTCGGGCCCCTCACGCATGAGGAAATCCGCGCCTGGCAAAGCAACACCGGGGTGCGGCTGCAGCCGTGGGAGGCGCGGCTGTTGAGGCAACTATCCATGGACTACATCGTCGGGATGCGTGACGCGGAAAAGGCAGACTGTCCGCAGCCGTGGAGCGCCGCCGCCGCGCGCGCGGTGGATCTCTCCTCGGTAGCCGACAGGATGCTGCACTCGATTCGCGCAATGGCCGCAAGGGGTAAAAAATGATCGCTGGCACGCTCGAGATCCAAATGTTAGCCAACATGGCGCAGCTCACGACCGATATGGCGAAATCCCAGAGCATTGTGGGCGACGCCGTGAAAAACATCGAACACATGCTCGGCGCCATCGGCGTGGGGTTTTCCGCGACGATGCTGCTCGAAAAAATCAACTCGGTCGCCGACGGCATGGACAAGCTGCAGCAGGCCTCTGAGAAAACCGGGGCCAGTATCGAGGCGCTTTCGCAGTTGCAGTTCTTTGCCGGGCTCTCGGGTGGCGATATTGACAGCGTGACGATCGCACTCACCAAATTGAGCCAAGCCGAAAGTACATCGGCCAACATCACCAAGCCTGCCACCCAGGCGCTGGCGTTCCTGGGCTTGTCGGCCAAGGACGCGGCGGGCAACCTCAAAGCGCCATCGGTGCTCTATCGCGAGATCGCGCAGCAGCTCTACGGCTACGCCGACGGAGCAGGCAAGACCGCCATTGCGGTCGCGTTAATGGGCAAAGCGGGCGCGGAGCAGTTGCCGGCGATGAGGGCGCTGGTGGAGCTTGGCCCCGTCGAGGCGACCACTACCAAGGCCCAGGCCGAGGCTGCCAAGGAATACGCGCTCCAGGTCGCGTTGCTCAATCAGCAGACAACCATCCTCTGGAATACCGTCGTGAGCGCGGCGCTGCCCTCGATGCAGTCGTTCATTACGGCATTGACAGACAGCGCCAAAGAGGCGGATTCACTCGGGGGCGAGACGAAGGCGCTCGCTGCGGACGGCTCGATCACGAGCTGGGCCGATGCGGCGGCGATGGGCGCGGCGCGCTTGATCGACGTCCTCAAAACCATCCCCATGATGCTTGACGTGATCATGTCGAGCTTCAAGGCGGCCGACGCAGATTTGGAATTGCTGCCGAAGCACCTCGCGATCATCGCCTCCTTCCTGACGCCGGGCGGGCTCACGAAGAAGGAAGGCGACGCGGCCTACAAGGAATTGCTGGACGACCAAGAGAAGCTGACGGTCGAGGCGAATCAGAAAATGGCCGCGCTCTACAACATGGACACGACCGCCTTCACACGGGCGGTTGCGGCCAAGATCGCGTTGCGAAAGGCCGCGGACGTGTTCAAGGCCACGGAGGGCGGTCCGGCACCCGCGAAGCCGCAGGCGAATTTCGATGCCACCGGAGGGTTGCAAGCCGGCAAGAACGCCGCCGCTTTTGCAGCCTATGTAACGGCGCAGCAGGATGCGCTGGACAAGACGATGCAAGCCGGAATCGCGAGCGCGCAGCTTTTGCTCGATCAGGCGCTCGCGCACAACATGGTCAGCTATCAGACCTATTACGCGGCGCGCGACGTGCTCGAACACCAGGCTGCCGATTCCAGGATAGCGACCTTCCAAAGGGAACTCGCGGCAGGCCAGAAAAGCGTCGACTCGGCAGCCAATCCAGCGGCCAGGTACACGGCTATGGCGAAGGTCGTCAAGGTGCAGGGCGAGCTGAACGTCGCGATGGAAGAAGAATCACGGATCTCCGCAAAAACGGCGCAGGACGCCACCGACGCCTGGCGCAAATACACCCTCGACCGCAACACCATGGAGCAGCAGATGCTCACCGGGGAAGGCAAGGCGACCGAAGCGTACCTGGTCGGCCTGGACAAGCAATGGACCGATGAGCTCAACAAAATGACGGCCAATAGCGACACGGCCGGGCTCGAGATCGCGAACGACCTGATCCGGACGGGCCTCATTACCGCGCAGCTTGCCGACGTGACGACGGCGTTCGGGCGCTCGCAGGCCGACCTCGGCAATCAGGAAAAGGCGATCACCCTCCAAGCGAACCAGGGGCTCATCAGCGAGTACGAAAGCAGGCAGCGGATATTGCTGCTGCGCCAGAGTTTCATCCCGCAGATGCAGATCGAGCTCGACGCGCTCAACCAGATCGACAAGTCGGCTATGACCCCCGACCAGATCCAGCGCGCGACGGCGCTCAGGCAAGGGCTGGACGACATCGCAACCTCGGCCTCGACGGTAAATAGGACGTTCGAGTACGGAGCAAAAAACGCCATCGGCGACTACCTGGACTCCGCGACCAACGCCGCAGCGATGGCGAAAACCGCCTTCACCGACGCCTTCAAAAACATGGAGGACGCGCTGGTCACGTTCATCCAAACCGGCAAGCTCAATTTCAAGACGTTCGCGGACTCGGTGATCGCGGACATTATTCGTATTCAGGTGCGCCAGCAAATTACCGGCCCACTTGCTTCCAACCTTGGCGGCGCGATGTCCTGGCTTGGAAACATTCTCGGGCCTGGCACCCAGGCAGCGGCGCCGGTCGCGGAGCTTGCCTTTGCAGCGGGCGGTGGCCCTGTGTCCGCTGGCAGCCCTTACGTGGTCGGCGAGCAGGGGCCGGAAATGTTTGTGCCCTCGACCTCCGGCAACATCATCCCAAACAGCTCGATGGGCGGCGCGGTGACCGTGACCAACGTGTTCACCATTAGCGGCCAGACCGACACGCGCTCGCAGGCGCAGATCGCGGCGGCGGCGGGCCTCGGCGTGCAGCGCGCAATGGCGAGGAACAACTGATGTTTATCGAAACCCCGCGCTTTCCCGAGTCGATCGGCGCCGGCTCTCAATTCGGCCCGGGTTATTCCACCAGCATCGCGCGCAACGCCGGCGGGTTTGAAGTCAATAACCAGAATTGGTCGATGCCGCTCTACCAGGGCAACGTGATTCAGGGCGTGCGCAACCAGGCCGAGCTGGACGACCTGCTGGCGTTTTTCCACGGCGTCGCCGGGATGCACAACGGATTCCGGTTCAAAAATTTCAACGACTATCAGGCGCTCGCAGGCGAGGGTTCGATCGTTGCGATCGACAGCACCCACTGGCAGCTTTACAAAAAATACACCTTCGCCGCCCTGACGACCTTTCGCAAAATCTCCAAACCGGTCGCCGGCACCGTGGTACTCGCCGGCAGCGGCACTTATTCGCTGGACACCACCACCGGAATTGTGACGGGAACTGGCCCCGCGCCGACAAGCTGGACGGGCGAGTTCGATTTCCCCGTGCGCTTCGACATCGACCAGATGATGCCGCAATGGATCAGCTTTGAGCTGTACGACTGGACTTCGATCGCCATCACCGAACTGCGCCTATGAAAACGCTGCCTAGCGCGCTGGCTGCGCACATTGCGACGCGCAACACCACTCTCGCAACCGCCCTGAAAATCACCCGCGCGGACGGCGCTGTGTTCGCGTTCACGACGCACGACATCGACGACCTGGTGGGCGGCGTGACCTATCTCGCGAAGCCGGGCCTCGCCGCGAGCGACATCGTGATCGCCGCCAACGCCGCGGTGGGAAACTTGCAGCTCAGCACCTTGCATGACGGATCGGTATTCACCACCGCGGACATTCTCGGCGGCAAGTGGCGCAACGCCGCCTTTACCATTTTCCGCTACAACTGGGCGAGCATCAGCGACGGCATTGACACGCTGCTCTCGGGCACCTTGGGCGAATTCACGCTGCTGCGCAATTCCGTCACCGCGGAGCTGCGCGACTTTCGCCAATACCTGCAGCAGTCGGTGGGCGACGCGAGCAGCAAAACCTGCCGCGCGCGGCTCGGGGATGCCCGCTGCAAGAAAGACGTCACGGCGTTCACCTATACGGGGGCGATCACCAGCGTCACCAACGAGCAGACGTTCGCCGACAGTAGCCGCACGGAGGCCGCGCAATGGTTCAACGAAGGCGAGATCGTGTTCACGAGCGGCAACAACAATGGCCTGTCCGCCAAAATCAAGACCTTCGCTGCTGGCGGGCACTTCGGCCTGGCCATCCCACTCGTATTGCCCGTCCTTCCCGGTGACACCTATCGCGCAGTCGCCGGTTGCATGAAACGGGTTGACGAGGATTGCCACACAAAATTCAATAACGTCCTGAACTTCGTCGGCGAGCCGCACCGCAAAGGCATGAATGACCTGACGGCGCCTCCGAGCATTGCGGTGGTCGCATGAGTCACACCAGGGCCGACGCCGTGCGCTTGGCGCGCAGCTACATCGACACGCCGTTTCAGCACATGGGGCGACTCCCAGGTGTTGGCCTGGATTGTGCCGGGGTACTGGTGTGCGTCGCGCGCGCGCTCGGGTTGGTGTCCAAGGATTTCGACACGGTTGCCTACTCCCAAGTGCCTGACGGTAGCAGCATGATGCGCTGGTGCGGAGAATACATGGACCAAAAGCCGCGCGAGTTAATGGTGCCGGGCGACGTGGTGTTGCTTATAACGGACGAGGACCCGCAACACCTTGCCCTCTTGGGGGACTACCCTTCGAGCCTAGGGACGCTGTCCATCATCCACGCCGCACTCGCCGCGCGTCCGCCTCGGGTGATCGAAACGCGGTTGATGTTTAGTAGGGCCATGCGCTTCGCTGCGGCCTATTCTCTGCGTGGAATTTCCCCCTAATGGCACAGCTCGTCATATCCGCCGCCGGTGCCGCGCTCGGGTTTTGGATTGGTGGGCCGCAGGGCGCGCTTCTCGGCTGGTCGCTCGGTTCGGCCCTGGGCGGCTCGTTCGCAAAACCGACCCAAGGACAGCAACAATCCTTGATGGACTTGACCGTCACTGGCACGGCCTACGGTCAGGCAATCCCGTATATTCGCGGCGCGGCAACGGTCGCCGGCCAAGTATGGTGGAACACTGACCGTAGACCAGTGACCACCACCACGACAACGGGCGGCGGAAAAGGCGGCGGCGGTGGTGGGGTGTCCACCTCAACGATCAGCTACAACATGGATATGCTTGTCGGCCTGTCGGACAATCCCATTGTCGGGGTGGGCCGCATCTGGCTGAACGGCGCGCTGATTTACACTGCGGACTCTGCCGCAACGGATGGAAGCCTGGCGGCGAGCATCGCGACAACGCAATGGTCGCGCTTGACGGTCTATCCCGGGTCCGACACCCAACTTCCAGACCCCACCTATGAGGCCGCGGTCGGCATCGGCGCGGCGCCGGCATATCGCGGGCGCGGATACGTGTTCATCGAGGGGCTGCAGCTCGGGCAAAGCGGCCAGGTTCCGAACCTCACCTTCGAAGTGATCGAAAGCGGCGCCGTGCGCGGAAAGGCATACGCGGCGATTGACCCGTTGACGTATTTGCCGAGTGTGCCTTACAGCGGCGTATCGCTGCAATATTATCCGTGGTTGCTTCCGCAACCGGCGTGGGCGGAGCCCAATTCGTCATTGACCTATCAAGGCCAGTGGGGAAACCCTGACCCACAGTTTTGGGGATTCACGCCCAGCGTATTCAAAAGCGCCAGCGGGGTCGACAGAAAATTGTATTGTGAATTTCATCTAATGTACGGCGGGTGCGGATTGTGCACCGATCAATGGCGCGCGCAAAATCAACCGGGGTATGACGGCGGGACGGGCGACATCCGTTTCGGCAGGGATGACCAGTCGATCGGCTTTTCGTTCAATCAAACATATTACCCGCCGTTCGGGCCGGCCGGGACAACCGTCACGCGCAGCGGCGGAATTGCAACGCAATATTCAAGCGCGTCAATCGGCGGGCTTCAACATTGCGGAATGTTGGTTGATTTTGATGCGCTGACGGTTGAACTATGGATTGGCGGGGTACCGGCGGGAACCGTCCATTGCCCGGAATTGGCAAATGGAAATTGGGGGCCGGCGCCACAACTCGCGCCTTATACTGGATCGGGGTACGCGACGATTATTGCCGACCCTTTGTATTTTTCGTACACGCCGCCCGCCGGCTATGGGCCGTGGATAAGGGGCGCCGCAACTATTGCAAAAGCGCCGCCGACGCTTGCCAGCGTCGTGTCGGCGCTATGCGTTCGCGCCGGGTTAAGCGTCAATCAAATTGACGTGGCCGCGTTGTCGGCAATCACGCGCCCGGTGCGGTGCATGGCGGTATCGCAGATCGTCAATATGCGCTCAGTCATCGAGCTGCTTGAGTCCGCGTACTTTTTCGAAATGACGGTGAGCGACAAGATTTATTTCCGACCGCGCGGCGGCGCTTCCGTCGCCACCATTCCCTATCTGGATCTTGGCGCGACCAAGGGAACGGATTCGCCCGAGCCGCTCGCATTGCTGCAGGCGAACGAGCTTGAGATCCCCGCCCAGGTGGCGCTGACCTACATCAACATCGACAACGACTACCAGCCCGACACGCAATACAGCGACCGCCTGATTAGCGCGGCGGGCGGAACGCTCAACGCGCTTTCCATGGCCTTGGGAATGTCGGCGGCCGATGCCAAGGCTATTGCCGACAGCATCCTGCTCGACACGGCCACGAGCGTATTGAGCAGCACCATCCAGGTGCTCGGAGATTATTGCCGGCTCGAGCCCACGGACGTGGTGACGCTCACGGGCCAGGACGGCGCAATGTTCCGAGCACGCCTGGTTAAAAAGACCGACGCCTATCCGCTGCTCACCTTCGATGCGGTGCTCGACGACGCATCGGCGCTTATCGAGACGGGCATCACCAGCGCCGACTACACTTCCAGCACCGTGGTCGTTCCGGTCGCGGGTACGGTGATGACGCTGATGGACGTTCCGATCCTGCAGGACTCGGACAACGACGCCGGATTTTACGTCGCGACCAAGGGCGATTCCGCCCTGTATCCTGGCTCGGCGGTTTTCAACAGCGTCGACGATGTGACCTACGTGCGCAAAGCGACCGTGCTGGAAAGCGCGGTGTTCGGCTGGTGCACCACCACGCTCGGGGATTGGACGCGCGGACGGATGTTCGACGAAACGAACACCGTCACGGTCAATGTTGGCCTGGGATCGCTGGCGAGCGACACGCGCGACAATGTGCTGCATGACCTCGCGGTCAACGCCATGCTGGTCGGATCTGAAATGATCCAGTTTCGCACGGCGACCATCACGGCGCCCGGGGTCTACGTCTTGAGCGGTCTGCTGCGCGGCGGCCGTGGAACGGAGTGGGCGACGACCGGGCACGTCGTAAGCGAGCGGTGCGTGCTGTTGCGCGCCGCCGGTCTGCGCCGGGTGCTCATGCTCAACACCGACCTCGGACTCTCTCGGTTTTACAAAGGCGTCACCCTCGGTCAGCCTTTGAGCAGCGCGGTTGCAGTCAGCTTCACCGACATCGCGATCGGCTTGAAACCGTTTTCGCCGATTCTTTTCAAGGCGGGCCGCGACGCGGCGAACAACGTCATATTCGAATGGCAGCGGCGCACGCGCCTGGCGGTCCGCATGATCGGGCCGCTAGGCATCAATGTGCCGCTCGGCGAGGACACCGAATCGTACGAGATTGATATTTTCAGCGGCAGCAGCTATTCCACCGTGGTGCGCACCATCGCCTCCTCGACGCCGACGGCCCCGTACACCGAGGCACAGCAAATTGCGGACGGCCTGACGCCGGGCAACACCATTTACGCCAGAGTCTACCAACGCTCTGCCACGGTCGGCAGAGGCTACCCGCTGCAGCAGGCCGCATAGGACACCGAAATGTCACGACTCCAAACCATCAACGCCTCGGCCTCGCCCGAGGTGCAAATCAACGAGAATTTCGACGCGGTGGCGCCGAACTCCCTGTTCGCGCGCAAAGCGCCGACCACGGCGGGCCTCACCTGGGGCTACTACGGCGGCATCTTTCCGCAGACCTACGCCAACATTGCCGACGGCACGCTAACCCTACCGGACAATTCCACCAGCTATATCGAGTGCGACGACCTCGGCAACCTGTACCAGAACACCACCGCGTTCACGGTGGGCTCGTTGGGCTCTCCGCCATCGCCTCGCTGGCCGCTCTACACGGTGGTCACCGCTGGCGGTGTGGTCACCGCGTACACCGATTACCGCACCACCCTCGGCATCAACACTCTGGCGGGTCCAGCCGGGCCGACCGGGCCGGCGGGCCCGACTGGCCCAACAGGGCCGACGGGCGCAACCGGTACAACCGGCGCGACCGGGGCAACGGGACCGGCTGGCCCCTCTGGCTCGGGTTCGGGCGACGTCATCGGGCCGATTGCCGCGACGGACAGCGCCATCGTCTTGTTCGACGGCGCGACGGGTTCGCTTATCAAGGATTCCGCCTTGCTCCTCGCCGCGCTGGCGCAGCTCGGGGTGGTTCAGTCATGGACGAAGGCGCAGCGGGGCACGGCGCCAGCGGGATTGACTTCGACGGCTGGCGCGACCGCGATTGACCTGGACACCGGCAACAACTTCACCATGACCATGACGGAGAACTCCACGCTTTCCGCGCCATCACATCCGGTGCAGGGGCAGTCGGGGTGCATCGTAATTACGCAACCAGTGGGGTCGCCGTACACGCCGCTCACGCTCGGCTTTAACGCGTTCTGGAAATTCCCAGGCGGCACGGTGCCGACCTTGACAGCGACAGCGGGCGCGGTGGACGTGTTCACCTATTACATCGAATCCGCCACGCGCGCGACCTGTTCGCTCCTGGGCGACGTGAAATGACTGTGCCGGGCTGCCTGAACGCGATGGTGATGGCGGTGCGGGCGGCGCTTGCGCCCGTCGGTATGGTTGCGACCGGCGGCACCATCACCACGGACGGCGCGTACACCGTTCACACTTTCACCGCTGGCGGGACGTTCACAGTCACCGGCAGCGGAACGGTCGATGTGCTGGCGGTTGGCGGCGGCGGGGGCGGGGGCGGGAATCTTCGTGACGGTGGGGGTGGTGGTGGCGGTTTCCAATATGTCACGGCGCACCCGGTCGCCGCTGGCGCCTATGCCGTCACGGTCGGTGCTGGCGGCGCGCCGCACACGAACGGCGGCAATTCGGTGTTTGATACCATCACGGCGTATGGCGGCGGGCGCGGTGGCGCATATACGAGTTACATCGACAACGGCGCCGACGGCGGTTGCGGTGGCGGTGGCGGCACACAGGGAATCCCCGCGGGGCAGGCATTAGGCGGCACCGGTAGCCAAGGCGGGAACGGCGGTAAATCTATCACCGGCAGCGGCATCGGGGGATGGGTGGCCGGTGGTGGTGGTGGTGGCGCATCCGGCATTGGCACCGACGCATCCGGTAGCAACGCGCCGTCCACCCAACAAACGCCTGGCGACGGTGGCGCCGGCACGGCCAATTCAATTAGCGGCGCGTCGGTTACATACGCCGGGGGCGGTGCTGGCGAAGGCTTAACCGCAGCGGGTGTAAATTTTTCTGGAACCGGCGGCGTCGGCGGCGGCGGTTCGAATTCGAACGGCACGGACGGTCTAGGCGGCGGCGGTGGTGGTGGCGCCGCGTGGAGTGGCGGCAGCGGTGTCGTCATTATTCGGTATCCGACGCCGGCGCCGGCACCCGACCCATTCGCCGCAAACGTCGTTTCGCTGTTGCATTTCGAGGGTGCCGACGCTTCCACGACGTTCACCGACTCTTGCGCATCGCCCAATATTTTCACGGCGTATGGCAATGCGCACATCAGCACGGCGCAAAAACAGTTCGGCAGCGCAAGCGGCGCTTTCGATGGGGCCGGGTCATATCTGACGACGCCCCATTCCGCGGCGCTGAATTTGGTCGGCGTTGATTTCACCATCGAAGGGTGGGTTTATCTGACGAGCCTGACCTCGGGCAATATGGAAATCGTCGGGAAAGATGGCATCGCTGGCGTGTCGTATATGCAATGGGATGTTGCGATTACACCGGCGGGGAAATTGGTCGTGTGGTTAGGAAACGGCAACGGTGTTTCGAACCCCGGCACCGGGTACACCGGCACGACGGCGATGACGTTGAACGCATGGCACCATTTCGCGCTGGTGAAAAGTGGGTCAACGTGCTTGGGATTTGTGGATGGGGCACAAGAATGGTCGGCACCGGCGGCGACGATGTATGACGGCGGAAAGCCGGTTTATGTGGGGTATCAGGACGGGCAACCGGCCGCATCATTTCTCCATGGCTATATTGACGAACTTCGTATAACGAAGGGCGTCGCGCGCTACACGGCGCCCTTTACACCGCCGACGGCGGCATTTGCGCTGTAACCGGTGGGTGGCGTGAGCAAACGCAGTCGCGCCGAAATTGGCGGTGCCGCTTGACGCGCCATAGAACGCGTAAATCGAAATCGAAGGAGCTGTAATGGAACGACGTGACTGGCGGCACGGCGCCATAGGCGCGAAAGGGTGCAAATGATCTCACCGGTGGTTAGCGACAAATTGAGGATGGTGCATTGGCTTGCGCTCTCGGTGGTTTTCTACACCCTGGCCCTGTGGGTGTTCGGCTGAGCTCCTTGTGCGCCTCGCTCGATGTCGCGGCGCCGGAGGTCCTGGTCAAGGCGCCTGTGTTCGAGGTCAGACCACAAAAGACGATTCGAGCGGGGTTCAGATCGCGCTCAACATCCTGGGCGGTACGCTGGTGGGCGGCGTCGGCTCGGTGGCGGCGCCGGTGCTGGCGTTCACGAAAGGCGGGTTTTCCATGGCGGTGTCTAAGCTCGCCTCCGATTCGCGCTTTAAGCTGGTGTCCTCGCCTACGCTGCGCGTTACCTCGGGGGAGTCGGCCCGGGTCATGGTCGGGCAGGATGTGCCGGTGCTCGGTGCGCTCACGGTCACGGCCTCGGGGCAGCCGGTGCAGAGCGTCAATTATCAGTCGTCTGGCGTGTCGCTCAATATCTCGCCGGTGGTGCTGGCCGGGGTGATTCGCGTCACGTTGAAACAGGAAATCTCCGACTTCGCTAATACCACCACGGGGGTCAATGGCTCTCCGACCTTGCTTACGCGCTCGGTGTCCTCGGTGGTGGGCCTGCACGCGGGGGAAGTGGTTTTCCTCGGGGGCCTGGATCAGTCCGACGACACCGACACAAAGAGCGGCTCGCCTTGGCTGCCTAAGTTCTTCCAGTCTTCGACCGGGACCGGCGACAAAACCGAGCTTGTAGTGATGCTCGAAGTTGACGCGCTCTAGGCCGATCTCTTTTCTGCAGGCGGGGGGGTCAGCAGGCCGGAGGCCTGGAGCGCGGGGTGAGCAGCTTGCGAAGTCGAGTATCTGCACCTCAAACACGCGTTTCAGGTGGATGGGCTCACCCCGGTGGCTATTGGCGGCGTTGTCGCTCTCCGGGGGACATTATTTGCGTTCAGGTCTTAATCCGGAACATTGCTTTCAGCTTTTTAGCCTGGGCCGATGCCTTTTTAGTGGTGGTTCGAATAACGCCGGAAATGCCCCATTCCGGAAGTTTCGCGCCCTTATCGTTCTCGATCTGATGGTTTGCTGCGAACCCCATCATGATAAGGTAGTTCTCTAGATCTCTTATCTGCGTAATATTTGTTCTTTGGTTTGGGTGGACAAGCAAGAAAAGGTAGGGGGCGCCTTTTTTCCGTCGGGTCAAGGCATTGTTGTACTTTCCAAGCTTATGGTCACTTAGCACTTCCTTCTTGAAGCTGTGTTTGGCTTGCCCGACGTAGCAGGGTGTATAGATTTTAGTCCTGGGCGGTTTTATTGCGAATACGTAAACTCCAACCTTTTCTTGGAGCGTGGGTAATTTCTTTGAAGAGTCCCAGAAACCGTCCTTGACGATGACATTCCCGGCCGGGCGCTTCTCTCGACGCAAGGGAAACGGTCCCTCTACTTTGAATTCTGCCATACCGCCGCCTCCTTCTTTCGTTCTTGGACGAGTCGCTTCGGTCAGTTAGGGTGTCTAGTGCTCGGCCTGTGGAGTTTCGGGGCTATTTTGGTGGTGTGAGAAGAATGGTGCAATCTACGGGTTTTAAGTAATCTCCCTGCCCGGCAAAATAATTAGGAACAGTCTTCCATTCGCCTCGTCTCTTCTCAAGGTTTGTTACGAAGGCAGGAGGTTTCATTGGATCAAACCACTGGTTCCATTCCCCAAAATTAGAAGCTTCCTCAGTTGGATGGCCTTTCGCATCGCGGTTGAATTCAAAGTCTACGTTTCTTGCTGCCTTCGCTACTAAGATCATGCGGCCCCGCCATTCAAGTCCATTCAGTTTATCAATTTCGCTAGGGGCGTTTGTGGGCTGGACGGCAACTCTCGGATCGAGTAATTGGTACACGTAGTCGAAATCTGGCGGATTCCGGCGTGCAACAAATCGCGCGCCGTTGCACTCGAAAAGATGGGCTTTGAAAAACGCGATTGCGAAATCTAAGGCAGCGTGAGTGTCTGGGGATTGCACCTGTGCCGTCGAGGGTCCCGATGTTTGTGCATTTGCCGATATGGACATAAGGACACACGTGCAAAATACCAGAGCCGTTTGATTAAGGCCGGCACAGTTTGAATGGCTTGTTTCTGATCTCATCGATGTTCTCCCGCTGCCTCTTGTCTTATGCGAAGACCTGTGGACGCTTGTTTGCGGCTACCAGCTGAGGCTGTTGTCGTTGGGAATATAGCAGAAGGGGTTTGTGGCGCGGCGGCTTTCATGGTGATCTCCTATGTCGAGGGGTATGTTGTGCGATTATCTCAAGTATTATTTTGAATCTTGTACGACGGCAATTTGTTCCTGGACCTTTTTCCTGAATTCAAGAGGTGCGCGTATCTTATGAAACGGATCTTTTGTGCCGCCTGTGCCGCTTATTGTGATAGATCCAAACCCCAGAATCCTGCCCATGATGCCTTGACTCACGTTAATGCCCTCAACCTTGGTTAGCAATACCTCAATTGAATTTCTGCGGATGAAGCCAACTTTCGCAATAACACGTTTGTTTGTTAATCCGAATTCAGATGTCGTATAGTTAATAATTTCGGCGGCACCTGTGATGAACGAAATTAAGAGACACCAAGCTCCGGCTGTGTCGTCTTTGCCTTGTCCGCTGAAAAAGATTATTGCAACGATGAACCAAATAGCAGGCCAGAGAAATACTACCCAGTGCAATTTTGCTTGGTGAAGAACTCGCTCGTCAGCCATTAGATTGCTCTCAATGTAACCCATGCTGTGTCTCCTTTTTTGGGTTTGAGGCTACGGTATCGGAAATTCGCCAAACAACCGGGGTGCCGGTGTTCGGGTAGCAGGAGGGGTGTGGGTACATTGAATTCCCCATTGCGATAATCCTACTCTTTCCGCGGGCGGTTCGCGAAGATTGTCCGGATTGGGCTGATGCCGTCCGTGTGCGTCCTAGTCGCGGCCGTTACGCCGCGTGGCGGAACGGTTCGACGGCCGGACGCAGTTTTTGCGATGCCCGCCACAAATTCCATTTGGTTTGTCCTGCTAGCCACGATTCCGGCGTGGTTTCGGTCAGCAAGCCGATCCGGATGGCCATGTCCGACGAGATCGCCGAACGGCCGTTCAGAATCCGAGACAATTGGACGCGGGATACGCCGAGCCGGCGCGCCACTTCCTCGATGGTCATTGCCTCCGGCAGGAACTCTCGAAGTACCTCGCCCGGGTGCGGGGGGTTATACATGCGTGCCATAACTCTCTCCTAGTGATAGTCCCGGTGGTTGACCAAGATCGAGTCCTTACCCTCGAAGGTGAAGGTGACGCGCCAATTTGCATCGACCCACACGGCCCAATGGCCCTTTAGCTCACAGCCTAACCAACCTGCGAAGGCATCGTTTTCGGACGCGCTCAGTATAGCTTTCTGTTGCCCGACTAGATTGCCTTATGTGTGCGCTTGCGCCACTCCCAGGGCAGCACCGGTTCAGGATCGGCCCACCGAAACCGGCATCGACGCGCGGCCCGCCCGCAGCGCGAGCGAATGACGAACGCACTAGCAATGCTGCATCTAGACTTGACAAGAGGACAAATCTCGACCGGCAACAAGGGTGGAAGACAGGGGCATCCCTTTAGCTCCACTGAAATCTAATAGGTAGATTTAATCAAAGGAAAAAATTATGGCACGCAAAACTATTAATGCTTCGGTAGCAAAGTGGGTCGCGCATTGCAATCCTCAATTGTCTGGCCGAGAGCTTGATAAAGCTGTTTTGCAGTATCGAGCGACAATCCCACCTGGATGCCATTTTCTGGACTCGGGAAACCTGAAAAAACTATCGAAATTGTTCCATTTGATAGAAGAACTTTCGCTGCCGATGTCGGATAAATAAAATTTACATTCATTTTAATTGCTCTTAAGTTGGTCGCACTTATCAGTTGTGATCCGTAGAGAGAGAATAGCATGCAGTCACTACCTATTGATTTTAGTGGAGCAAAAGGGATACCCCTTTGGAAGACACCCGCCTCTGATTGAGTTCCAGCAACCGACGCAGGATTTCCTCGTCCGACATCCCTGGTGCGTAGTCGTTCCAGTCGTAAGCCTTGGCGACTGCCGCATCTAGCGTCTTGTGGGCGTTGTCCAGCCACGCGGGGCGAGCGTTGTAGAGATTGGTGAGGGTGTGTTTTTTTAGGTCGTTTTCATGGCCCGGTTTGGCAACGGGGCGCAATGGATAGCCTGCCTTTTCTTCTTCGGATGTGCGCACCCAATCCACCCACTCTGGCGGGTTAAGCCAGTGCTCGCGCAGCTTGTTCAATTCTTGCGCGGCGGTGGCAATCTCGGCGGCTGCGGGATTGCTGTAATCGGCTGGTGCGAGGTTGGGTGTCACTCCTTCGGGGAACGGGAAGGTCTCGAAACAACGAGTGGAGCTATAAACCGGATCGTTTCCAACGCCAAGATGCCCGCCTGAGCGAGTTGCCCAAAGCACATGAAAACGAGAAGACAGAATTCCAAGAGTCGCGCCATCATGTCTAGGAACGACAATGAGCTTATGTTCGGGCGCAATCGAGATTGGTAACCAGGTAAATATCCTATGCTTGGCCGTTTCTGGTGTAGCGATATAGCGTCGTAACCCGACGAGTTTGGCGCGCAACTCCGGGCGTGGCCTGCCATGCCGCCACCATTTTTCGACACGTATCACCTCTCGGTTGTTTGCGCGCACTGATTTGACCTTCTCGACGACGTAGGCAAATGGCGCTTCATATAAGGCCGCTTGCTGTTCATCCATCAAAGCAAAATCGATCACCCAATTCCCCGCCCAGCGGCGTGTGATGTCGGAGCCGTTGTAGATTGGCTTTAACACCTCGCTATTGGGTTTGCCATGCGGGTTTGGCAACCTCAACCACGTTTGCGCCGTGGCGGACGATACCTTGAAAGGACCCGCCAAGCACAATCCAAAATATGACCATCCGGCATTTTCTTTGAGCGGCTTGGCTTCTGTCAGATTGTTTCCCGCCGTCAGGTCGGCGTGGATAGATTCAACGGTGCTTCCGTCCAGCATCGCGCTTTGCGCATTGCCGAAGCACACCAGCGAAACGCGCACCGCAGCGCCTTGGTTAACCCACTCTTCATCACTCCAAGCGTTGAAAATATGTGTACTGTTGCAAATGCGTTCCAACGCTGAACGATTGCGCTTTTGCCGTATCGAGTTGGTAGCAACTAATCCGGCGCGCTGGCACTTGCTAGATTCGATTCGAGCGCGCGCCTTCTCGAACCAATACGTCACCAAGTCCGCGCCGCCAGGCACGCGGTCTGCGTAGCATTTACGCAGTGCTTCCGTGTATTCGTCTCCCAACTCGTTGCGCATCTTCTTGTCGCCGAGAAATGGTGGATTGCCGATAATCACATCGGCCTCCGGCCATTCCGCCTCGGTGCCATCCGCATTCAGCACGGCGTCGCGACATTGAATGTGGTCAAGAGGTGCCAATATCGGCTTGCGCTGAATCTCGTAGCCGTTTTTCAGCATCCATTGAATCTCGCCGATCCAAACCGTGACGCGCGCCAACTCGGCGGCATAGGCATTGATCTCGATGCCTAGCACGTTTGCGGGGCTGGTCTCGATGGTGATTTGACGGTGCAGGCCGAGCGCCTCGGCGTCGAGATTAGCGCGGTGCTCCAAGTCCTTCAACGCCCGCAGGGCAAGGTACAGGAAGTTGCCGGACCCGCAGGCGGGGTCGAGCACGCGGAACTTCTTCAGCCGCTCGATGAAGCGCAAGAAGGTCTCCTGTGCCGTCTTATGGGCCGCCTGTGAGCCTTTGCCGCCGGCATGGTACTTGGCCATGGCCTCATCGATGATCGCCTTGGCTGCCTCCCACTCGGCGGTGAGCGGCCGAACGATCACCGGGTCGATGATTTTGCCGATAGTGCCGGGGTCCGTGTAGTTCGCTCCCAACTGCGAGCGCATAGCCGGGTCAAGTCCGCGCTCGAACATGGTGCCGAAGATCGACGGCTCGATGTGGCTCCAGTTCATGTTCGAGGCTGCGAGCAGGGCTTTGGCCTCGGACTCGTCCAACGGAATTGGCTCAATAACTTGGAACAGGCCGCCGTTGAACCATGCAATGTCCTCCAGCATGAAATCGCCGCCGGCCTGCATCGACTTGAACAGCTCGCCCAGTCGCGCGGTCAGCTTATCCGGACTCCCGGCGCTCTTGCCGACCACTCGGTCGAAAAGCTTCTCGGGCAACAACCCGGCGTCCTCGGCGAACATGGAAAATAAGCACTGGATCAGGAAGTGGGCGATCTTGTCCGGTGGGTGCCCACGCGCCTGCATGGACTGTGCGATGTCGGCAAAGCGGCCCGCGGCCTCGCGTGTGACATCGAGCACCGTGCGGTTGGGTCGGAACTTCTCTGGAGCGTCGAAAACCCAGTGCAGTTTTTGCAGGTTTTCCGGCGCGCCAACGTCTTCCAGCCGGATCGTGTGGATTTCGGACGGGGTTCCCGTGAAGTGGGTGTGAATCTCGATCAACGCCCGGTTACAGACGATCAGCAGCGGGGGATTGTCCAGCGCCAGCGTGTACGTCATAAGTTGCTTCAGCGCCTTCGACAGATCCCCATTCGGGCCTTTGTTTTCCCACGCGAAGCAGTTGCGCTTCCACACGTCGGCCCAGCCGCGCCCGGCGCCGGTACGGGTCGCGCCGCGCTCGAAGCAGTAGTTGTCCGGGTCGTTTGGCTTCTTCACCCCCAGCACTTCGCACAGGTCGAGGAAGAACGCCTGCGCGCCGGCACTCTCCGAAAGCTGGTTGTCATGCCATTTCGCGATGAATTCGCTGGGAGTCAT